CTTTCGATACAAAGATATTAGATTTTAAGATACAGAAAGGGCGCACGCCGTAGCAGTTGCCGCAATCGCTGATGCTGATGCGGCCGGACGGCGAAACAATTACAATAGCATACTTCAACCCTCTTTCAGCAGTAGACCACGGTGTAATTGTCCAATAGTAATCTGTCAAATCTTCATTCACAAGCAAATCATTGTATTCTCTGACTTCGTCAAAAGTAATAGGGCGAACCTCACAAATACAATCATTAAACTCGTTCTGATTATCAACACTCGTCAATGGCACGGAATGCTCAACAAGATTTCCAGCACCGACATTTTCCAAAATAATAGGCTTGATTTTTTCGTCAATATACTTTTTCAAAGCAGATTTATTGTAATCTCTTGTATCTCCATCAAACCGAACATTTTCAGCCATAAGGTTTTTGGAGATTACGTTTGTTGTTTCGTAATTCTGTTCCAAAACAATAAATTCATGTTCTCCAATCATAAATGTTTCGCCCGGTTTCAATGAGCTCAAAACAACCTTTTCCTTTTTCTCTTCGCTCTTCAAAATTTCAAGAGCCTTTTCAACTAATTTAATTGCTTCTTTCATTTCAATACCTCCGTTGATTTCAATTTTTTACTGCGATTTTGCACATCATTAAAAATTGCAAAAATAATCTCATGCGATAATTTAGTTGCATATTTTTCTCCGATTGCAATGCCAGTTTCTACAAACTCTTTCCACCAAGAATCATCATCTTCCGGGTAGTAATATTTCTTACGCCAATTCCAAATATCAGTCCACATATGCTGTTCTTCTGGAATCTGCGATGCATTTACGCTTCCCATATAAACACCACCTAACTAAATATTGAATTATCGTAGTCCTCGAAAAATCCACCGCTTTCATTATCCCAACCAAGACAAATATTCAAATCATCGTGGTCTCCGTAGATTCGTTTGGACTTTTCATCGTAGTGTACTTTCCAACCTCTGTATGAAGTTCTTCCAAATACACGATTTTTAGTAACCGAAATTATTCTCGGATAATTTTCCATCGTATTCTCATCTTTATTTACGTTGTAGTGAATAATCACTCCTGCCGAATTGACAATATCTGAATCCCCACGAATCGAATCGTCCATATCTTCATCATCAATTCCGCTATCTTTCCTCTTGTGTGCAACTAAGATAATACAAACATTGTAAAATCTAGCCATATCCTCTAGTGCGTTTGAAACTTCGCTCTGTGCTTCTAACTTACTTCCCTTAACTCTTGTTTTGTTTATCATTGTCATTAAATTGTCAATCACAATAACTCTCGCATTTTGGCTTACTATCATACGTTCAATCGTATTTAGCAAGTCAGTATCTTCATCTTTAACCATAGTGCGGTCGTAAAGCATACATTTTCCACGATACCACTCTACAATCTTATCTTTTGCAGATTTCCGAACGTAACGCTTTATGTAATCTCTCCTATCTTCTTCCACTACATTTGCCGGACCCGCAATCTGAAAATCAATCGCAGCCTTAAAAAGATAGTTTGGCATTTCTCCGGAATATACAAAAACATTGTCACCTTTGTTTAATGCTCTTGTTATAATCTGCCCTACAAAAGTTGATTTTCCTTTTCCTGATTTTCCAGTAACGATGGTAACAACACCGAATGGGATTCCTCCGCAAAGCAAGTTGTCTACATCCGCAATACCGGTCGGTATCTTTTCAATACTGTATGGGTCAAGTTCCTTTACATCTGCCAAATCAATCACATTGTCGATTGGCAGCCTAACCGATTCTTCAACGCATTTTCTAACCTGCTCTGCTCCATATTTGAGAAGTATCTCGTTTGCGTCCTTGCAGTCTTTGTAATTGTCCTCTCTGACGTGTTCTACACGGTCTTTTAGACGTTTTGCAAGTTCATCCAACAAAGATATTGAGCCTTTCTCAAAATCTCCGAAAACGATGATTTTTTTCCATTTGCAAAGCCAATCCCAACAATAGGGAATCCATGTAAAGCCTTTGGCACCGGTTGGAACGGACACTGCGTTTGGTATTCCTGCCGTAGCAACTGCTAATGAATCGCAATTACCGCTTACACTTATCCTTCCGTTCTGTCTAACAAGTATCATGCCTGTATCAACCGAAACGCAGTAAACTCTTTGGTCTACTTCCTCAAACCTTTTATGAGTTTCAAAGCTCTGTGTACTCACATAACTTTTTCTCAAAAGAACCGATACTTTGTAGCAATAGCTTTTTATAAAATTACCGTTTCCGCCATTTTGCTTTGTCATTATCGTTGACATATATCCACAAGATGATGCTATAAGTTGCATTACGTCAGCATTGTGTTTTAATATCGTTGAATACTCGTATTGATTTTTTCCTTTTACCTTGTTTCCATCCCACTTTACCATTTCCTCAATTATGAATTTCTTCTGTTTAATGCTTGTTCCAGTAGCAAATCCATATGGTAAGTATTTGGATGTAAGCCAATCTGGACAATGAAAGCATATCGAATCATAGTTACGTGAATCCTTATTGCACGAGTAGGCAATATTTAATCTCTCCAAGATTTCTTTTAATCTTTTTGATTTTCGCTCTAATGCTATTGAGATTCTTACATACCTATCTGTTTTTGCTTTTATCTTTCCAGTGTTTTTTCTGTAGTCGATTGTTCCATCGGCACTTATGGCTATATACAAGGCAAACATTTCATCTGTCCAATCCTTGTATTCTTCTGAATCAATACTCACAGTAGTTGGAATCTTATATCCTGTACTTATCTTTTCTCCTGCTTTTTTCTTTACTACTTTCCCTTTTTTGTTCAGAAGTACAAGGTTATGGTCGTCCGTGGTGTACGTTTCATAATTTCCACCAATTTCACACCTAACCATCTTTCCGATGTGTCTTTTGATTATTATTCTTTTGGGCCTTATAAACGTACCGTTCATTTTCTCATCTACTTGCAATACGTTTTGACCGGAGTAATTTTCAAAAGAAACCCATCCATCCGGCGTTAATATTTCAGCTTTTCCATCAAAGCACTGCCCCTCTGTGACTACGAGCGTATCAAAACTATCATCACATTGTTTCATTCCAAACAATATCGGCTTTGTGCTTGCTTCGCACCACTCCTTGTTGGCATCCTTTTCCTTGTCAAAATCCGTTTTTCTGTACTTGACAAATTGCAGTACGCCTTTTTCGTCATAAAACGGAAAGACAAGAATGTTTGGATGACTAGTCTGTACGGTAATTTCGTACTTTTTGGCAACTTCTTCGGATATACCACGGCTTTCCAAAAATTTAATCGCTTCCGGCTTTGGTTTGATTGCTTCCTTGGGTTGCTTCAACCGCTTGTATTTTTTATTTGGACGATAATACTCGTCAACCTCGTTACCAAGTGAGAAGTCAAAGTCCTTTGAAAGCGTTACCATGTTGCCGGATATTCCACAACTTGCTCTTAAACACTTAAACTGTCCAGTTTTAAGGTTTATCGAAAAAGTGCGAACATTTCCCCTTGTGGCTCTTGGCTTGCAATAAGGACAAGTCTTAAAAAACAGTTCACCACCGTGTTCCTTAACCTCAATTCCAACATGACGAGCAAAGTTGTAAGCATCATCCGGATTAAACTCGTAAACTTTATATCGCATTACCAGTCAGCACCTACTTCCTCTTCCTCAACTTCCGGAACAACTTCTTCCGGCTCTGCTCTAGGTTTCAAAATCTTTGGAGCATTTTGAAGATAACTTTCAAACTTCGTTCCAAACAAAGTTTCGGGCCGCAAATACTCTTTCATCTTCTCGTCTGATTTCCAATCATTACATTTACTGTCAATTACACGTTTGAAATCTTCCAAAGTGAATTTTTCTTTAAGCCTTGCATTGATAAGGTTTTGTGTCTTTTTGGTACTGTATCTGTAACTTGCACCAGTTTTTTCGTTCAAGTAATCAATAATTTCTTTCACCAAAGAAGTGTCCGTCGTGCTCTGCTCGACAATATCACTTTTCTTTTCTTCTCTTACCTTATCTTCTCTACACTCCACTTTGTTATCAGTTTGGTTACAATTCGTTTCCAAGTCGTTATCTGTACGTTTTACTTCCGTATAGTTTTTGTTGTCACTCTTGCTACAATTCGGGTACATCTTGCCACATTTTAAGGTGACTCTCGACCTTTCATCTGTATACAGTGTTGGCGTGTACCGGTCCTTTGCAATTGAGTTGTGCAGAAACCAATGTTTGATAAGTACCACGTTAGAGTTTTCAAACGTGAGTATGTATCTCTTCCTCTCAAGGATTTCAAGGTCTTTTGGAGTTGCCTGACATTCTCTTACAATTCGGTTTGGAGCATCTACGAATCCATCATCATCGGCTCTCATGCACAGATGAAAAAACAATCCTTGTGCAGTTAATGGCATGTCCAAAAACACATCCGAACTAATCAATTTTCTTGAAAACATTCTCTTATCAGCCATCTTATATGTCTCCTTTTTTAGTTAAATGGCAGTCCGTCCTCAACACCATCTGGAATGTTCATGAAATCATCATTTCCAGATTTATTATCATTTTTTTGATTCTGTTCTGCCGTTGCCTTGCTTTCAGCAAACTCGCAATTATCAACAAGACAATCATTTGTATATACATTGTTTCCATCCTTATTGGTGTAACTTCCAGTCTGCCAACTACCCTCAACCGCCAACTTTGTTCCTTTTTTACAATATTTTTCAACAAATTCAGCCGTTTTTCTAAAGCAAATACAACTTATAAAATCAGCCGTAGGTTGATTGTCTCTTTTGAATCTGCGGTCTACTGCAAGAGTAAATCTTGCTACTGCCATTGAATTTTCTCCCTGCGTATATCTGATTTCTGGGTCTCTTGTTAATCTGCCAATTAAAATTACTTTGTTAATAAGTCATTCCACCTTTCTTTTCTGTATGCATCTTAATCATAGGGTATCTTTCATTCTCTCTAATCTTCATTTAAATATTTTTCTTCATTTAAATATTTTTTTCTAATACTCAAAATATCTGACAAAGGAAGTTTCCCGCCTTTTGGAATAATCCTTTCAACCAGCAAATCCTCTTTTGGAAACTGATAATAAAAATCATTAGCATATTCTTTTGTGATTTTTCCAACAAGCACATCCATCAAAAGAACTAAAGCATTATCTTTAAATCGTTCCAATACCATTTCAGCTGTTTCGCTAGAAGAATAAGTAGCCATCAAAATATTGTCATCATTTCCAACAACACGGCAGTAAATAACCTCTTCCTGTCTCCAAACACAACACATATCGTATGGAACATCAATTGTTCCGTTTTGGCTTATAATTCTCATAATTATTCCTCGTTTTCTTTTAATCAATTTCCTCAATTTCAACAACAACTCTAGGGTTTGAAGCATCTACCATTGTATGAAACTCCGAATCAAGAACATCATCCCATCCGTCATTTCTAATCACTTTTGCTAACTGTAATGCGTCCAAAAATGATTTTTCAACCGCACTGCAAAGATTTCCTCTGTCGTGCCTTTTATCACTTGAAAATATCCAAAACACACAACGTATAGTCTTTTTAATTTTAACGCCTTTAAGAGTACGTTTAATGGCTTTCAAGCATATATCATCATTTGCTTTCTTTACTGGGTTGTGGTACTTTTTCAATCTTTGATTGTAAATTCTTCCACCAAGCAATTCATTCAACCCTTTAAGCGGAAACTTTTTCTTATTGTTTTTTATAGTTACGCGATAAGTCACTTTTTATCTCCTTTCGTTTCTTTATTTTCTTGTTTTTTTTCTTTTTCAGCTTCTTTCAAAAGTTCCGTTACCTGCGATGCAGTTTTTGGTTGTTCAAACCAATCGGAAACAACTGTCTCTTTCTGCTTTAATCCGTTGTAAATCCCGATATACTCCATCAATTCATCATCGTTGATACTCTCAACTGTATGATTAAGACGCTTTTCAAGCATTTCTTTAGTTACGCCAAGTTTAGCAAAACCAGTAATCATATTCTTTACCTTATCAATCAAAGGAATATCGTTTTGCCCGGCAATCGTTTTCTTACATTCCTTAATGCAATCCTCAACTAAATCTGGAGGAAGAATTGCAAGGATTCTACTTCTTAAACGTCTTGCACCATCATTGGCTGTCCTTTCGTAAATATCACGCTGACTAGTAAGTTTTCTGTTGCCCTGCTTTGTCTCCATTACGTGTTCAACAGTAAAGTTCTGGCTAGAAACTGTATTGTTTTCTAAGTCCCAACAATACGCCTGCATTTCGGACTTTCCTTTTTCATGGGACATTTCCTTGATTCCATATTCAAGATTGCCGTAGCATCGTGCCATTTCCTCTGCAAATCTGATTGTTACTCCTGTTACCGTCTGACCGCCACGTGGATAACTGAAAAACGCTTTGTCGGCAAAACCTTTTCGTTGACACGCTTCAATCGCACTTGCATATGATTTTGTGTAATCTCTTGGAAACTGTTTTGCCATAATCAATTTCCCCTGTGCTTCTGCAATAGCACGATTACTTTCTACTGCTACTGTTCCTTGGTTAATGTTATTAAAACTCCCACCAACCGATTGATTGTTTCTTACTGATACTTCATTTGACATATCAATTCTCCTTTCAACTGTCTATAATTTTAAAATCTTTCAATATGCACTCTCCACAAACTTCTTCGCCATCGTACTGATACAATGCTTCTGGTAAAAATTCATCTTTACAACGGTCACAATAGTAATGCGTTCTTTTCCTATTTGGACAACTACTACCAAGGCAAGGATAAGCCGGTGCTGCACAACCTAAACATTCATCTTTTACTATTCTCATTTTTTATACTCCTTAATGTAAATTTGCTTTTTTGCACACTATCTCAAACTGTTCTTTTGTTAATCCAAAAATTTCAATGTATTCATAAGATGGACAGTAATCAACCATAATTTCACCATCATAGTAAATTGTAACCATACTATCTCCAGCAATATTTCTAGTATCAAAAGCCTGTACGCCATCTGGGAATCTATCTTTCAAAAATTCAATCAATTTATTCAATTTATTCCACCTCACTTCCTAAAGATTCATACTGTTTCTGTAACCAGTTCGGCAATCCAAGACTGTTTACTTCATCTTTCATATATCCGTACCAGTTACCAGTTTCTGAACATTCTTTATAGAGATTTAAGTATTCCCTAAACATATCAGCACCAGAACGCATATAATATTCATTTGGTTCCATAATGTTTACACAGTATGGAGCAGTTTTCTCTTGTGCGATAAAAACTACCGTATGCTCAACACCAAGTATTTCATCAAGAATATGTTTGTAATATGCCATCTGCATATCATACATAAATTTGATTGAATCACGCATAAATACATCCGTACTAGCGTCATTGCATGTTTTGTAGTCAATCAAAAAGTGTGTTCCTGCTACTTCTGTAAGACAATCTGGTCTGCATTTCATAGTAATTCCTGTTTCTGAATCTTCCGTAAAATACGAAAGTTCCTTTTTGCCAGTTAAAAGAGTTCTTGCAAATGAATTACTATACAAGACGTAATGCATATCTTTTATTTGTTGAAAATCATCCAAGGAAACAATGTCTTTTCCCTCGTTTTGGTCTTGGAATAAAAGCCACTGTGCTTTTCCGTCTTTTGTTCGTCTGTTTATATCTGGTGCTACGGCAAACTCTTTGTAAAAATCATCTTTTTCCAAAATGTATTTGTGAACCGCCCTACCAAAAAGCAATGATGGAGTATCTTCTTTCGGATTGTCTTTCCAGTATCGAAAATGTGCCGGTGATTTAGCCATTTTTTTTAAATCGGAAGAACTAACTCCATCCATAGCACGATATTCTTTGTTTGGAATCAAGATTCCATTTTTTCTTTCATCCACTTCTTATATTTCTCCTTTCTTTCATTTGCTATATCATAAGCAAGTTCAGTTCCAAGGATAAACAAAATATCAGTAACGGAAGCATATTCTTCATTCATAGCAGTTTCGACAGCAACATTTACTCTTTCTTCCAATTTTATAAGTTCTTCAAACCTCTTCTGCGGTATTTGAATCATTGCTTTCCTCATCCTCATTCTCCTTTCCGATTTCTTTGACTTTTGAAACTGATACTTCAAAAGCGGTTTTTACTGCTACTGTGCCATCGTCCATCTGCTTATGATATTCACGGCTCTGCAATCTTCCGATAATTTCCAGATGAGTACCTACATCGCATTTTGAAACGTATGTAGCATATCTCCCCCATGCTATGCATGGAATATAGTCGGAGCCGTATTGTCGGTTGCTTGCGACAATGACATCACATACTCTTCTATTGGAAGCAGATGTGCGCCGTAAATTAGGTTGAATACAAATATACGCATCCATTTTTACTTCATTTACGTCCGACAATAAATTTACCTCTCCACCGCACATGGCATCCTGCACAAATACATAAATGTGCTTATAATTTTTCCTATTGATAGTCCGAATTTCTCCTTGGACTTCAATCTTCTCGTTTTCTTTGATTAAACACTTTTCCAAAATAATCTCTGGAACCAAGCAGATTAGAATATCCTCTTTCTTGCTTTTTCTTTCGCTTTTTAAGCGAAATTCATAAAAGTTCTCACCATGCGACGAATGAGAGAATTTAATCTTACTCGCCACGGTACCTCTTAATAAAATTGTATTCATCTTGACTTTTCACTCCTTATTTGATAAAATGAGCGCAAATAACATATAGTTATTTACTACTGGAATAGCAGTTTGATTTGCGGTCAAGGGTGCTATTCCTTTTCTTTTTTGTATGTTCCCGGTTCATTTGCATAAAACTCTCCGTCTTTCACATAAATTGCACCAAGTTCAATTAAATTTGCAATCAATTCTGGTGTTGCCGGTTTAGCATCTGTCTTAATCATTCAATCATCCTTTCCTAATATAAATACTGTTCTTCTCTGCACTCCGAATCTCTCTGTGTCTGCATGAGATTCAAAGTATATGTCAATTCGATTTCCCTTTATCGCACCGCCGCAGTCCTCGGCTATAAATGTTCCAAGACCTTTGATTTTTACCTTTGTTCCATACGGTATGACTTTAGGGTCAACCGCTATTGTTCTTCCCTGCTTTGGTATCTTGCCAGTAGAAGTTATCTTTCCGTACCCCTCTGAACAATCGCAACAAGGACAATATGCAGTTATCAAGAATTGAACGCCTTTCCTTTTCTTGTGTTTCTTCTTTGACTTTTTCTTTTGCTTTATGTGTTTTGCGGATTCCAAAGAACTGTTCGTATTTGCATTTGGAATCACATTTACCTGCGGTTCTTCTGTTTTTATAAATAACGTATCTTCTTGTGCATATTCAGGCTCGTAAGCGTATACATCCTTAAACACGCTTGTTGCCACCGTTATAATAAGAAGAAATGTCAGAACCGCCAATATCATCTTCTGAATAATAGGCTCACTCCCTTTCTTCCAAAAGCAGACGGAATGTTTCTTTTCCCTTTGGAGTGACATACATCTGCTGTCCTGCCCAACCGTTCTGCTCGTTGTGCTTGTCCTTTAAGACAAACAAGCCGTTTCCGCTCTCTGCGTATTTGGCATATGGACGCAACTGTTTGTGTTTTCCCTGCCGGAACACATATCCTTTCTCAATAAGAAAAGAAACAAATGCTTTTTCTCCAACACCAAGTTCCTTTGCGGTGTCACGGATGTTGGTATTTAATTTCTTATCTACCAAAGCGTCAAAGTAATTTGCCTTTGGTGTCATTTCCTCAATCTGCTTGTCCTTTTGAGTTATGATGTTCTGTGCCACAACTAATGCGTTGGCTACAATCTGTTCTGGAGTAAGATTCTCCTGATTGGCAATGTAACCGCCATTCTTGCGGATAGATGGAAGCACTTCGCCAGTTACCCACTTGCGAAACTTCTTTGCATTCGGCTTATCACTACGAAGAATAACCGCATACAATCCGCTTTCGGTAACAAAGTTTGTTTCCCCTCTTTTACTGCCTAAGTCAAACTTAGTCACTTCATCATCTTCCAATCTTGAAGCAACCATTGTTGGATTTTTCATGTCTAAAGCCTTGCAAATATCCATAAGGCAAAACATAGGCTCGTTATCTTTTGTGATTGTTCGGATTTCTCCAAACTCTGAATTTTCAAAAATCTGTAAATCGTTCATGTCTACTCCTTTCTTTACTCAATAAAATAGGAAATTTCTACACCAAAGTAATTCGAAATCTTAATCAGTTTATCCGTCTTTGGCATTGATTTCCCAGATTTCCAATCCGAAAAAGTACTTCTAGCCAATCCGAGTTCATCAGCCAATTTATAAAAGGTAATGTTTCTCGAATTAACAAGCAATTCTAACTTTTTAAAACTTTTCTTTCTATTTCCCTTGTCCAAAATCTCATCTCCTTTCTTGACTTGCGTTAGGATTTTCGTTATAATAAATAAGCCATTTTAGGTAAATTCATCTTAGGAGGTGTATACCTTGAAAGCAATTTTGAATTTGCCTGTTCCGCATTTGCAAGGTCGCAATCGTGAAGCCACAGCACGTTAAAATGGAGTGAAATGTAACATCAAGTGTAGCGTAGCCGAACAGAGAAGTTCGTTAAAAACTCGAGGTTGACATTCCGATATTTGTCACACTACACCGCTTGTTCCTTGCAATCTGCCAACTAATGGCAATAAATTATGCTGAACCCAAACTGCATAAGTGGCAGAGTGCTTTAAGAAGCATTGGTGTCGTACAATGCGTCGAAAGACTGCAAAGTGCATACGGTATAAAAATTGGGGTAAAGGACTGTTAGTGACGGCACACTAACAGTCTTTTTACCGAAAATCCTTTTTAGTTGTTCGATTTTCACAACTATGTCTTGATAAAAGTTAGAAAATCGTATATACTATGAATTGTGCAAAAAACATAATATAAATTTCTCAATTTTGAATTGGTTGAGATTTCCTAACTTGTTTTTATAATACATTAGGGAGTCTTGTTTGTCAACCCTAAAAGTTGAGAAATTGCAACTTTTTTTGATAAGGAGATTTTCTATGTACGAAAGATACTGTAAATTAAGAGATTTAAAAGGTTTAAATGATGCAAAAGTAGCAAGATATTGTGATTTTCCCAAAAGTACATTTTCCGATTGGAAAAAGGGTAAAAGTGAGCCTAAAATTTCAAAAATTAGAAAAATTGCAGAATGCTTAGATTGCTCTATTGATTATTTGGTTAATGGAAAAGATAAAACATATTCAGAAGAAGATGCCCTTTTGGACGCTCATATTTCAGAAGATGTAGAACTAAAAGAAGCCATTAAGAAATATTATACCCTCGATGAAAAAGCCAGAAAATATATTTTAGAGGGAATTGACCTGCTTTGGAGAGCAAACAAAACTGATACTAAATAATGATACCATTCATTATTGTGTAAATAAAAAAGATTGGAGATGTGTTTTATGAAGAAACTATTAACAGTAGCAACAACGCTAATGCTTACTATTTCAGTATGTGTTCCAACAATTTCAAAAGCCGCTATACCGGCAAGGACAATGGGAATATTTTCAGAATTTGCCGACGGATTCAAAGAGGAATGGTCTGGCAAGAAAGAGCTATCAAAGAAAAAATATAAGAAAATGTGTAAATCCTACAATTATTCCAAATTAAAAAAAGGTAAGTGCAAGGGAAAGAAAATAAAAATCAAGGGCAAAATAGAAAATGTAAAGGAAGATACATTGGATAGTGACTTGACCGTAATCGTAAAGTCTGGTGGAAAATACTATGAAGTATACATGAGCCAAGGCTACCAAGAATATTCTGGCTACAGAAGAGGGAAAACGCTTTCCGTGTGGGGAACTGTAAGAAGAACCGCTTACTACGTCTTAAAGAGAGATGGAAAGAAAAACAAAAAAATGACAATACCATCTATCAAATCAAGATACGACAAACTGTCATAAAAAAATGGAGTAGGGTTTTTATCCTACTCCATTTCATTATACCTTATAACTATTACCTTTCAATCTTTCTTTTTCTGCAATGTACCCGTAGTAATATCTCAACGAATCTACGTTTTTCATCTGAAAAATGATTTTCTTCAACTTTCTTCTATATTTCCTGCGTTCGCCTATCATAAATTTCCTCCTAGCATATAATTGTAGGGAAAGGGGAATTTGCAACCCCTCTCCCAAACCGAAACTTGATTACATGGGATTGCCATGTAATATATTATATGTAGGGTTCAAAAATATTATTCATCCTTTTCGGATTTTTTCTCTTTTTCTGCCAACTGTGCTTTCAACCGCTCGTTCTCTTCCTGCAAAGCAAGAAACGTAAACTCCGTCTTTGCAAGCTGAACCTTAAGTTCTGCGATTTCAGCAGACAGTTTCTTTTCCACATAGTCATTGAGTGTAATTTTGTTTTCATCCATTTCTTTTTACCTCCTAAATTTGAATTATTTATTGTAACACTGGGAATATTGCTATTCCATTCAGGTTATCATTAGTTATGTCGTTATTCTGTGCATTAACGGCTAGGTTTCCGGTCTTGGCATTAAACGCCACTCTAACACACTCACCTCTACCAGTTACCATGTTGTGATACTGGACAACATCTGCTGCACCGGAATCACCCGGCATTAACTCTGTTTGAACAAAGCTCGCCCAAGCGGATGCCGAAGCAATTGGATAGTTGCGAAATACTACGGCTTTGAACAATCCACCATTCATGGTAATACCATATAATGTAGTTGAACTCGGCGTCGTTGTTGTTACACTCGAACAATGCTTCTCAAAAGCAACATTGGCATTTAATGTAGTGGTTCCTGCTCCACCTACACGACCAATAGACACACTTCCACCGTAACTATTCAGATATAATGTTGTTGCGGCATCATTTGCATTAACTGCTTGGATTGTCCTTTGTCCAAGGTTCATATGATTTCCGTCAGGCGAGGATATTCGCAAATCGAAGCTAGTTAAAGAAGCATTTTTTTTACTGCCAATGCCAAACGGTGAAGAACAATACATAGGGTCAGTACCATCTTCAATACCATTAGTATATTTCCACCGTCCAAATCCATAATCTCGATAAATGGTTTTGTATGATTTTTTGGTCCCATCGCCAGTAAAGGTTGTAATATATAATCCAGGGTATGACCAATCGGAAATAAGTTCGATTTTTTGACGTGCTGAAATCGAACCTACCATGTTATAACGAGAAACATGTTCAATACTAATGTCGCCATCACATGTTAATATTTTAGAATCAACATAGCCATTTGCATCCCATTCATATTTGGCGCTACGATAATATGGAGCGCCATCGCTCGAAAGTTTAAGTTCATAAATGTTTTGTTTACCTGATGCGAGACTGCTGTTTTCTGTGTAGTTTTTGGATAGTCCATTCGTTTGGATTTCAAATCCACCAATCAAACCGTTATCTATCTCTGCATTTGCACCTTTTAATGTTGCACCAGTGATGGTTCCGGTTGCCGTCACGTCTTGCGAAAATATTTTTTTAATAACAGCAGAATTCGCAAAAACCTTTTCAACATCAAGTTCATTTGCTGTTATGCTTTTTGCTACTATTTTATCTGCATTTACGGTCCGGTCAGTAAGTATATATCCATCCAAAGTATCAATCGTTTTACTTTGAAGTTCTCCTAAATTATTCAGCGAATAAAGCAAGCCATTTTCGCCTTTTAGCAATATTCTGTCTGCCACTAAGGTTCCGGCCGTAATGTTTGCGGCGTTGACTTCAACACTATCTAAGAAACCAGTGATATGTCCTTCTACGATTGTTGCTCTATCAATAAGACCAACTTCTGTAAATAATGTAGCAATATCCGCAACTTCAATATTGGATAATTTAATGTTTGCATATTTTAAATCTGCGCTTTCTGCTGACAGATACCCTAAGTCTGCTACCTTTGCACTAAGGTTTTCTGTAGTGATAGCCTTTGAGGACAATGTATCTATCTTTCCATCTACTGTTTGCAATGACGTAATCGTTGCATATGTCAAATCGGCATTTTCGGCAGTAATATATCCAAACTCACCGATAGTTGCTTTCAGATTTTTAATATACGCATTATCAGCCGTCAAATCCGTAATAAAAGATTTCGACACCTTTTCCAACTCAATCGTAGCATCCGAAATCTTTGCGTTGGTAATAGTAGAATCCTTAATCTTACTATTCTCAATCGTGGAATCCGCAATCTTACTGTTTGTAATAACTCCGTCTTTGAAAATAGCACCAAGGATTGTACTCGTAACCGTTCCGCTTGTCTGTGCCATTGTTCCACTATTGTAACTATTTGAACCACTGCTACCAACTGACGATGAGTTTGATTCCTGCACTTCACACGGTGATGTAATCTCCGCATAAAATCCACCATCGTAGTGCAGCGTCATTTCTCCGACAAGCACATACTTCTTAACTCCGTCATAGTCCTCGAACGTAAGCATTTCACCAACCGACATAAGAGGATGCCAGTACATTGTTTCGATACTCGCTTTATGGTAAACAAACGCCTTGTTCAAAAAGGATAACCCTGTTTTCCACTGCATTGGCGTAACTTGTCCTAAATACGTATGAACCGTATTTCTGTCAAGCGTTTCGTATAATATCCAAGGTGTTTCAATCGTCACTGGATAATTCTCTACATTCGATACACTGCTTGCCTTGTCATTCAATACGACCGTGGATTCACCCTCGTAATATCCAAATCCAACATAGTCACTGTTTGTCTCGTAAAAGTACCAATTATTAGCCTTTACAGATACGTTGTTTGGACACATAAGGTTGTTTCCGAAAATCGCATTAGAATCATAGGTATCTCCATTAAATATAGGTCTGTAATTGTTATCTGCTTGCAACTCTGGTAACTGCTTAATATAAAAAGCACCGTTTTTTTCAATCACATTTGCACGTAACAAAACTGCTATACCAGACAACAAATCTCTCCATGTGATTCTGCTTTCCCAATCCCAATCGTAACCATCCTCATCATTGTCCGCAAAATTTGATAACATAGGAATCATCAAATGGTACAACTTATATTGTTTGATTGACGATAAAACATCTTTCCAATTATCAATGTATAGCGGACATCCTGTGACACGCAAAAAGTCTTGCGGCAAATACTCCCAATAATAAACGTCGTCACGTGTGTAGATAAACTGCAATTGGCTAGGTACGTATTTTTCTTCCAATTCCGTTTTGTGATATTCGTTTAGCGAACTAATGACGATTTCTGCTCTGTCCATGTATTCGCTCATTAAACCGTTTCCAGTAAATGAAACAGTATCACCGTTGTATGTTGGATTTTCTTTTACAACAAATCTTCCGATAGGTACCGGATATGCAAATTCATTCCCTATAATAATCCATGCATTTACAATAGTTCCTTTTAATGTATTATCGTAATATGCCTTTGCAATAAGGGCATCCGTAAAATCGTTATTTTCTGCATACATTTCACAACTCATAGTAGGACTATAAGTAGAGCCATAACTGGCAAATGAATCACTAACACAACCTTGCGATATACTTACAGATATTAGCGTTTCTTTTCCTCTTGTGCTTACACTATCCGAATTTCCTGTACTTATACTCAAATATAATTCTGTTGCTATGTCAGTATAGGAAACTGCACAGTCTCCAGTAATATCTGTTTCATCTTCTGTGCAGAACACGTACCAAGACATATACCTATAATCATCAGAAATCATCATGCTTTTACAGTCAATCGTATTTACACCACGTTTATACACACTTCCATTATTGATAGCGTATTTTACGTAGTAATGAGTTCCGTTATAGTCAAAATCCAAAAAAGACAAACTAAACGAATCTCCGATATTTACATCTTTTACAAGTGAATCATATTTCAATGTATATGTAGGGTCGCTTTCCAAAACATAAAAAACTTTTGCTGTATAACTCATCGCTCCACCGCCTGTATCTGTATGCTAGACCAAATAAACTTTCCATTAAAAAAAGTCATTGCGTCAAAACTAGGGTTGCCAAAATAAAACTGCTTTGTTTCTTTTTCTCCTTTTTCATTGGTAAACTGTATGTAACCGTACCGGTTTGATAAATCATCCGGGTCTGCGTACTTCATCAACTTCTTGATTTCGCTTGGCGTCAAATTTGCCGGAAATGCCATGTCAAGCGTTACTTTCTTTGCAACTATCTTTCCGTTGTAAAGTGCTTTTGAACTTCTCCCTGCTTTTGCGTTCCACACTTTTTCTCGTGAGATTTTCCATCCCTCATATTTTGGTGTTGGCATATCTTCTAAACTGTCCTTAGTCCAACCAAACTTCAACGTAAATGCCATATGACACCTCCTAACTTTTTCACATAAAAAAGAGACCCATTCGCATGAGCCTCTTTCTTTAAGCCATGTTCCAAGAAATTCCTTTGTTCTTGGAGATTTTCTTTGCGTTGTTCATAATTGCCGTTGTTACTTTTGTTCCGTCAAGGTAAACATCACCGCCACCGACATTCGCATTCGATAATTCCTCTTTGATTGCCGCCTTTGTAGCCGCATAAACAGCCGGTGCAACCGCTTCGGAAATACCGGTCGTAATCTGTTTGTTATTTGCAACAACGGACTTACCATTGTCGAATTTACCCATCATTTCGCCGTGACTTGCGCGGAACCATCCATCTTCCGGAAATCCACCGTTAGCAAAAAGTATCGGATTGTTTGTTGCAATACCGTACTTCTTCAAATATTTAATGAGTTCTTTCCACTTTTTACTCTGCTGTGCCGCTTTAGCTTTTTTGCTATTGCCATCGTAATCTATTGCTCCCGGAATAACAACTCTTCCCCACTGGTCTTGCGTGGTTTTAGCAGCGTTCATCAGTTTCTTAAACTTTTCTCCGTCGTATTTCTTTCCGGTTTGGCTTTTAGTTGCTTTTTCAACTTCCTTACCACTAGCCTTTATCACTTTTGTATTTGCGTTAAGGGAAAATGTTCGTGAATATAATTCTTTTTGAACAAGTTTATACCAACCTTTACGGAGTTTAGGGTCAATATTCACATTTATGTCACGATTTTTCATGGTTTTCATCGCAACACTTAAATCGTCAAACGTCTTTATATCAACCCCTTTAATTCCAGCCGTAATTGTTACTGTTTTGCTATTTACGCTATCTACTTTCCCCTGCAAACTATCAACATCATCACCGCCAGATGTTTCAGCCTTAACACTTACTGATTTTGGTTTCAAGGAATCAATTTTCTTCTTCAATGCATCTGTTGACTTGTAGTTCTTATCTGTTATCTTTCTGTAATCTTCCCATGTGATTTCACCATTTTTAAGTTCGGTTTCTAACGATTTCAAAATACTCTTTTGTTCTTTTGCTGGAACATTTAATTTTTCCATCGTAGTTTTTAATTTCTTTTGTGCTTTTTCGTAATCTTCTGTTTTTTCTACTCCATTTATACCAAGAAGATTTTGCAATTCATCCTTTTTTATTCCCTTTTTTCCAACTGCATCTTTTACGGATTTTTTTGTAATAATACCTTTTCGCAAATTTTTTCCTGTTTTACTTAAAATACTATTTTGCGTAAGAGCGGCAATGCCAAGTTCATCCATTTTTTTCTGCAATTCAGTTAATTCACTTGAAAATTCACTGTATCGTGAAATTGTCTTGTTGAGGTCTACATCACCACCAGAATGTGCGTTCCAACCATACGTTGATTGATAATCACCACCAGTAATTCCTGAAACCGTAGAAAGCAATGCAGCGGCAAAACTTCCACCTTTTTCTCCATATATAGTTTTTAAGTTCTTCGTAAGTTGTTTACTGTCACCGCCAGATGCTTCAAGCAATTTATCAGTAATTGTGCCGGCAATCTGAAAAGCAATTTCAACAACCATAAGTTTTCCAACCAGTTTTCCTAATTTTGTTCCTATTGTGCTAAATTTCTTGCTCCATGCTGACGCTATTTTCCCCGATTTTATTTCTGTTGCTGATTTAACCAGAGAATCTTGTATTCCCTTTCCAAACATTATTTTCATTGCGCCCCATACGGCTTTGAATTTTTTATAAACCATAAATCCAGCAATAACCGTTGATAACTTAAATGCAATACCTAATGGGTCTCTAGCAAATGCAGAAATAGCCACTTTCAAGGCACTAAACAATGCTTTGACTATTATTTTCCCTACTTTCAAAAGTGTTTTTCCCCATTCTATTTCAGAAAGAAAATCTCCAATTGCTTTTCCTACTTCCCACCAATCTACGGTAGAAAGTGCGGTGTCAATTGTATCAAGTATTCCAGTAATTCCATCACTGATTGTCTTTCCTAACTCCTGCCATCCAGTTAATCCAGTATTTTTGCGTACTTCTCCCATCTCTTCGAGAAATCCATTGATGTAATCTCCAATTTTCTTTCCAAGGTTTTTGTATGGGAAGTCTACCATAACGCCAAAAGCAAACTGAATCATACCACGCAACTTCGCTCCAAGTGATTTTCCTGCTAAATCACCGTCAAAAGTATTTATGGCAGCCGTTATACCCTCTTTAATACTTTGACCGAATTTGAGCCAATCAAACGTCTTGAAAAAGGTGTATGATGTTTCAAACCATGTATTCAATCCCTCGGAGAAATTTTCTCCAAGTTTTGTCCAATCAAGTTTTTTGACAAATCCATTCAAAAACGTAGCAAGAGATTTAGCAATCTTCTTCGTAGTCTTTTTAATCTTTGTCCATGGAATGTTTCTCATTCCCTTGTTAATCCAATTAGCAAGTGCCGAACCAAGAGAAGTAAAATCTCCACCTTTCCATGCGTCAAGGATTGCTTTCTTCATCTTCTTATACAACTCAACTGCTTTGTTCTGGTTGCTCTTAAAAGCATTATCCCATATCTTTTCATAGTTCTTTAATGCGTCGCTAATATCCTTAGAAAGGTCAATATTGGCATTCTTATCGTTATCATCGTCATCGCTATCACTATCACTGTTGTCCTGCAATTTATTTACAATATCAAATCCCTGCAAATTGTCGGCGGCTTTTTTTGTCTTTTTAGCCGTCTTATCCATGTTCTTAGCAACTTTATCCGTATCGTCTGCCGCATCGGAGTAGTCCGGTACCTCTGGTGTTTTTCGTGAACCATCCGTATCACCAAGTTTGATTCCTGCCAGTTTCGCTACCCACTGTGCGAAATCCTGCAAAACCATAACCACAGCATTCATATATGGGTACAATTTCTGAACAATCGGCATAAACAAGGAGCCAATTGTCAAAGATAATTTCTTAAATCCAGCCTGCAACATCCTCAACTGGTTTGCGGGTTGGTTAATTGTCCGTGCTAAGTCCGAATATGCAACCTTTGACTGTTCCAACATAGTCAAAACACGTAACTGCATTTTGGACTGTTGCGAAAGGTTCTTAATACTTTCTGTAACACCGTGATTCATCGCAGTTTGTGCTAAGCCAGCGGAGGTGATGTCAATTCCATACTTATACAACGCCCTAGACTGTCCTACCAAACCAGATTGAAAGTTTTGCATAACGTCAGCGGTGTCTAAGTTTGCTAAAGACGCCCAGTCTGCGGATAACATAGTAAGTGCTTTTGCGGAATCAATCGACGTTTCACCAAGCATACCGGCAGAGTTCGTAATCTGTGCAATAGCGGCGTTGTAGTTCATAACCTCTGTCAAATCCAAACCAAGGTTGTGTGAAAAAGTATTTGTTGCATCTCCAGTGTTAGTATCAACCTTATATCCGGTCAACTGCTTTTGAAGTTTTCCAAATCTTTTACGGAAACTTCCTGCATATTCTTCCGCACTATTATAACCGGCTTTCTTAAACTGGTTAGCACTGTCTTTTCCAACCTTATCAAGCGCAACCGAAAAATAGTTAAATTCCTCAATGTAGTCCTGCGCCGAACCAATTGCTTGACCGAATTTCTTTACAGCACGAATTACCAAAAAGAACTTAGCATAAAACATACCAATGCTACTTACAAAACCTTTTGATGATTTATGTGCGCTTTTTAATTTGTCTTTTAATGAACTAAGTGCATTTCCAAGTTTTTTAGTGCTTGTTGATGCTCTATCAGAAACAGTGGAAATTCTACTACCGCTTGACGCAAGGTTTCCAAGACCTTGAATGGTGTTGGCTACGTTTGAGTTAATTTGAGGTGCATTTTGCAGTTTTTTCAGTAAATTCATTACACCGTTACCAAGTTTATCGAGGTTTGCAACTGTTTCGCCAACACGCTTTCCGGCATTTGCAAGTTTAGCAATACCCTCTACAACTTTTGTAATGCTAATATCAATTGCATTTGCAGAAGATAATTTACCTACCAGTTTTACTACCTGTTCGCCTAAAATCGGAAATTCTGTTGTTACATTACCAATATACTGACCGCTATTAGAAAGCCTTGCTAAAGAACCCACAACACGTGTCACAGTGCTTTCAATTGCAGATACACCGCTAAGTTTGGTTGCTAAATTTGAAACAGAATTTGCAATCTTTGTCATTTTGGATGTATCAAATCCAGCCATATCTACTTTTGAAAGGTTTTTAACTGCATTTACGGCAGATGTAATGCCACCAAGATTCTGAATGTTTCCAAGATTGTTAAGACCATTTGCCAGTGTATTCAAACCACTGGCAGTACGAGATAATCCACCAACATCAATTTTCGCAAAACGCTCAAATCCTTTTGCAATTCTATTGTAGTCGGTTGCCTTTACTCCGCTTAATGTTTTGGTAGCATTTCCAAGTTTTGATACTCCATTTGCAAGTCCACTTAAATTGCTACCGTTAATCTTAGACAGTGCAGATGTTAATACATCAATTTTACCAACAAGATTTGTAATTTCATCTTTGGCACTTTTTGCCGTTGCATTTATTTTAATATCCAACGCTTCAACTGTTTCTGACATACTAACACCTCACTATCTATCATTTGCATTACGCAAGATTTTTCAATTTAATAAAACCGTACTTTCCTGCATACTCAATTTTGGCAACTCTGCTTACTTTTGATTTCCACAGAATCCGTACGGTTTCACCTTTTTGAATTGTCATAAGTTTTTTAGACGTAAACAAACGTCCTTTTCTCAAATATGTGTTGCAACGTAATTTACCGGTCCATGTTTTCTTGAATTTATCAAAATAACCATACGTTTTCTTTAATTTTTTAGTTGTGCTTCCCCACTTTCCAAGGTAAAAATGTAGGTTGTCAACAATAGATTTCCAATTACCACCCCATTTCAAACCAACTTTCTTTGATTTTGCAATCTTAGCAACTTTTCTAATCAGTTTATCGTTATAAAGCAGTTTAGAATCATTGATTGCAATGTCAAAAGCAATACCCCACTGATGCTGTGAAGAATAAGAATTTCCCGGAGCATTTGTTACTATTACACCGGGTTTTGTTCTTCCTTGTGCATAAAGTGAATCCTGATATGCTTTTGTACGAAGTCCCTCTGTGATAATCAGATAGATTCCATTTTTTTCACACTCTTTTAGCAAAAGTCCAAGTTTGTAGTTTAACCATGGATGTAACTTTTTTCTGTCAATTCTAATTGAATGTTTTTTTTTCATTTTTTAACACTCCTTATATGATTGTTTCTGGCAATCCTTTGTTCATAGACCTTGCCATCCACTGTTTTTCAATTTCAATTGCTTTCTTTATCTCTTGTTCTTCTGTTTCTTTTTCTGCTATATATTCTTCTTCAAACATTTTTGACATAATTGGACTTTTAATATATTCCGATTTTGCTGATTTACCATTCAAACAACTGTCTATGGATACAATCAAAGCAGATATGCCATAATTGCCCCACCACATATATTGCAATTCATCTTGTTCTTTTAACTGGAGTTCATGCGCTTTGTCATATGGATATAAGTCTTTTGGACAACTTTCCATAATCCTATCGTAAGAAACTCCATAGGAAAGATAATGAGGTAGTACATCTTCATATATAAAATCCGAGTATGACTTATTTATTTTTTCTGTGGCTTCTTGTGGTCTTGCGGAAGTTTCGTTACTTTCTCCGATACTTCCTCTGTCTCCCCAATCTGGTTTAACAGGTCTCCCAAAAAACCCTTACTCATCAATTCCTCCGTCAACTGCGTAAACAAATCAAGGATTCCTTTATCCGGTGATTCATCGTGGTAATCGTCAAGAATATCTCCTACTTCCTGAACGCTTTCAACTGGATTTTCTTTCTGAAATCCAACGTAAAGCAAATCACGAACGCAACAAAACAATTCCTTAACCTTGCCAATTCCGCCTACATCACTGTCATTTTCAACTTCTTCACTGTCAAAAATTCCAAGCAAATCCTTTGTTCTGTCCATCAAATCTGTGTCGCAGAAACTGTTATATCCAAATCTAACCTTGTATTCGTTACCTTTAACTTTTAATTCCATAATCCTTTATCCTTTCCCCACTTTTAGTGGAAAGGAGCCACCCCGAAAGGTGGCTCTCTTTTTTACTGCATATATTATTCGAGTTCCGGTTCGGCTGTTTCTTCATCCTCGCTACTCAACACAGCCTTTTTAGTGTTCCTCGTTGAATAGCTTGTTACCCCACTTTTGTAACAGTGAAAGTACCGTCTTTGTTATCAACGACTGTAAGTTCGTCAGTAACCCATTTAGGCACGGTATTCTGAACAACGGTAGCGGTCATTTCAAGAATTTCATCTACGCCGCCTACATCATTTACAGTAGGTGTAATCTGCCCTACATATGCTGCTTTGGCAACACCACCAACGCCATCCGTTCCATACAACTGAATAATGTCGCATTTTTTACCCTCAACATTCAAAAGAGCACTAAAATCATCTTTTTCAAGGTTTCCTGTAAACTCTTTTGCGTCAGACTGTTTAATACCCATTTCAAAGGTCTGTGCATCATCCTCCATCGTTGTACTTTCTACAGTGTTCGGTGCAGATGTTGGCGATGGAATTGATTTTGCACGTAACATCAATTTGTATGTTCCTGCAAATCCATCTTCGCTGTGTTCTTTGTAGATAATTCTTGCCAAATAACTTGTTGAAGCCATCTTGTTACCTCCTTAAATTTGATAAAAAAAATAAAGCCTTTCGGCTTGTATTTACGTCAATATATATCATTCTTTCCGATTGTTCTGCTAAATCTAGCAGTTTGCCGGTAAGTATCTTTTGTATCATCTTGCGTAGGCATTGAAGAACCACGAAAACGCATTGTTTTCATAATTCTCTTAACTTCCCTTATAACTTCTTTTGCTCTTGCTTGTGATTGATTATCAGTCACATCAATTTGAAAAGAAAACTTTCTAGCATTGATTTCATCACACTCTAAATCTTCTCCGATTTCTGAACCAGGTAACAATTGCAACCTTACAAAAGGGAAAACCGCTGGTGTATCACTAATACCAACGGAAGAAAAGTTTTTGTCTGTCATTTTGTAATTTTTTTTCAAACTATCTGAAAAGTTTGTTTTTATCCTTGTGAATACAGTAGATGGCACTAATTCATCCCATTCCACCGACATATGTACCACCTACTTTCAAAATATTTCTTTCGCCGTTTTTATGATTTTGCTTCTTATATCTTCTCCGGCTTTATACATAGGCATAGTGGCTTTTACACCATGCGTAGGCATCCATTTTTGTTCCTTTTCGTTCCAGTACCACCACATATCGTCATAAGCGTGTGTCTGTCCCGGAAATGTACCAACGCCATAAGGGAATTTACTTCCTACTAATGGATTTTTCGTTTGGTTAAAATGAACACCTGCACCAAATTCAATAGCAAGCAATATGCTAAACGGTGCGTAACCATCTTGTTCTTTTACTTGCCCCTTGGCAAGCAATATACCGTTACAACCCATCTTGTCAGCAGATATGTTTGTCGAAACCGTAACATACTTTCCTAATGGACTCTCTGATATATTCGTTTCAGCAACCTCTACACCACTTTGTAATAGTCTAGAAACAAGTTGTTTGCATTTGATAGGTAAATCATCCCTATACTGCAAGAGTTGCTTTTTAAGGGCGTTTAATCCACTTATAGACAAATCCGCAGTAAATGTTTTTCTCCCCATACTATTTCACATTCCTTTTTAACAAGAACAAGTCCTCATTTAATCCCTCGTCCGCAACACCTTTTACTGTGTAATCAGCACTGCTTTCATCTGGTATTGTGTTATCATCATCCTTGTATACGATTTTTGACTTCTTCCAAATCACGCTACCGGATTTCAAGGGCAAATAACCTTTACTGACAATGATTTGTGCATAGTTTGTACTATCATCAATACCATAGTCTTGCCATACAACTTCATTCAACTTATTTGTGATGTTTGCCTTAAACTCAACTGGCTTTGTATAGCCAATTGTTGTTTCTCCGGTTTCAATCTTGTTCCCATCATCATCCGTAATGTAAATTACATTTCCCTCTTCGTCTGTATAACTTTCGTAAATTGGAATTTCATCATCTTGTAAAGAATAAAACATTCTTTGTTTGTTAGATGCCAACGTCATCAAGGCAACCACCTACTCACTTGATTTAATCTGTTTGATGAGCTGATTTCCGTATACGCTCAATCCGGCAACAAGAACACCCTGAACAATTGATGTAAACACTGCCATAAGCATTTCTGGTACTGTTCCAATAGATGTATTTGCCATTACCCAAATGGCACAAAGCAAAATGCCAAGTACACCTAAAATACAAGGAATGTACTTATCTTTGATAACATCCATTTTTTTAATTCCGACACCAATAATATACAGAACAACTGCTACTACAATCAGTTCCGGTTTTACATAACTCATAATACTATCCATCTTTTCTTACTTCCTTTCCGTTGAGACGTTCTTCAAGTCCGTTAAGCCTGCGATGAGCCTGCTTGCAACTTTCTTCAACTTTAATAATTCTGTCATTGTGCATTTTAATATCTTCCCTCATGGATGATATTTCTGATTTAATCTCTTTAGTATCTTGACCTATATCATCAAGTTTTACATTGATTCTTGTGTTGTCTTTTACGCGTTCTTCTATATCTTTTGTGTCTGTCCGCTTATTATTCTTTAGTCCAAAGTAAACAGAAAAACAAACGGAAATAACGCTAATAAGTAAAGCAATCTCAATATTCATACCTTACCGCCTTTCCGCAAATTATAGTGTTTCGTTGCCCTCCACCGCTTACACGAAACGCCCTGCAAGAAATTTAGATACTCTAAACAACTCACGCACAATCTTCTATAAGACCTGCACAAATGGATAAACGCATTTCAAAATATCATCACGACTAACCCAAGTCCTTGAAATTGAATTTTCGCTATGGCTACTTTCAAATGGTGCGCCCATCTGTGCAAAATCATATACTGCCAAATTCTTAATTACGGAATAGTAGTTGTCGTAAAGGTCTTTTTCAACTTCCTCATCTGTATAAGATGTTGCCTGATAGTTTCTTCTGTTCTTAACTTCTCTTATAGCATCTTTGACCTTTACTGAAATTATGTCAGCATTAAACGTAGGCTCATTTCCATATTCAATTGTCAAATCTGCAATAATTTCTTCTTGCAGTCCTACTTCCATTGCTTCATCCATAATTCAAACTCCTATAATCCGAATTTTTCAATCAACATTTTCTTTAAATCTGCGCCGCTAATTTCTTCCGCTTTATCAAATCCCTGCTCGTTAGCAAGTTTTTGTAAATCAGCGGTAGACATACGATTGATTTCTGTTTTGGTATAAGATTTCTCAGCAGACAGATTTGTATTTTCAGAAAAACTAGAGGTGGATTTCTCCACCTCTTTTGAATTATTTTCTGGAACATCTTCTCCTGCTTCATACCAAATACCATTCTTATTTACGATATAGGGATATATCATGCTTAATACCTCCTACTCTTGTGAATGAACCTCAATTACAAATGTTGAATCCATATTTTCATAAGATGGAAGCACAATCTCAGAAGCGGTTACAGACGTAATAGCTGGTGGACCGTACTCGACTTTCTTTGCTACTGCAATTCCTACTCCATACATAGATACGTCTACATCAGCCACCTGTGAAGCTGTTCTCTCTTCTGGTGTAGTACCAAACCATGTGCCGCCAAGAGTACCGGCCGGAAGTAATGTAACCTTATCATCTGGATAAAAATATGCTTCCTTGCCATCATCCCCAATATACATTTTGTCATAAAGAACAATGGTAAGTTTTGTTCTTGATTTAACGATTGAAATTACATTATCGTCTGTAAGTTCAATATTTGCTGTAAGGTTCTGGACAAGAATTGCATTTTTAACCTGTTTATTCTCTAACAGATAATTAAACGTGTTAGAGTTCATAAGAACATATGTTGCAACCTTACCAAGTTTTGCAAGTGCTTTTCTTGCATTATTAAGGTCGGTAAGCGGCTTTGAATTTACTGTGTCGCTCCACATTGCTGTGTCCTGCAACTTTAAGTAATGCTTAGCGGTATATTCTCCGTTAGGGTCGTAATCATACTCATACTTAACGCCATCAGATTCAATTCCGATTGTTGGGTGTCCTTTTGCCGTGGCAAGAAGAGCCATTCTCATTCTTTCCGGAACAACCTCTGCACCTCTTACAAGTGTTGTGGTATCATCATAGATACTTTGTAATGCCCCCTGTAAATACGGGTCGTTTTCATCCTTAATTCTGTCGATTTCCTGTGCATCTTCCTCTGTAATAACCATCTGTTCACGAAAAAATGCCATCTGTGTCTTTTCTCCCTTTAATCCCTCTCTTGCTCGAATGGTAGGCAATGCATCAAAGTTTGATGGCTTTAACGAAACCGGAAGTCCTTTGTGTGTTTTAATCCACTTTAAATCAAGTCCCGATTTCTTTCTTTCCGGGAACCACTGTAATCCAAGATAAGGAATATCATTGCTTGCATCGTTTGTAGCTGCAAGCGCAATGGCTTTTGTATCTACTACTTCATTTACTAACATTCTTTTTACCTCCTGTTAATTACTCAAATACAATCATTGGCAGTGCTGTTTTAACTGCTGCATCAATGGTTACACCCGAATGATTTTTGGCTGTTGTTTCGTCAATATAAGCTTTTTTAAGCAATGTACCCTGTGGTCTATCTTCGGTTACATCATGAAGCAAAATACCAACTACTGTTGCTGTGTTGTCTGCAACTCCTGTCTTTCCGATAGGTGTTCCAGCCTTAACAACCTTTTTCCCATTTGCTAATTTGTCTGTTACACTTGTAAAATCAAGTGTCATAGGAATACCCTCAAACGGTTTTCTTTTGAGGATATTTACATCACCCTCGTATGCTGTCTGTTCAAACTGCATCATTTTAATTACCTCCTACATAATGTGATAAAACGTCATTATTCTGTTTCTGACCGCTGTAATACTTCTCTACAAGTTTTTCAGCGTTTGTTTTTTCTTCTCCGCTTCCACCTGTAGAACCACCCGGATTAGGCGTATCGTCAAGTTTCTGTTTCTCATATTCGGCAATAGCCGTTTTTTTACTGTCGGCAAAAATCTGACCGAGAACCTCATAATCTGTAGCACCATCATCTGTAACAACCTTGCTTGCCTGCTCCGCTGTTAATCCAAACTTTTCCATTGCTTTTGCTCTTTGCGTACGAACTTCATCGTTTTTTTCAAGCTGCGCAATTTGTTTGTTTGCCTTTTCAAGTGCCTTTGTTGCTACTTCAAGTTCTGTCATGTTCTGACTATTCAAATCATCAAGCTGCGACTGTAATTCGTCAGCCCTATCAGCCTTTTCCTTATAGCTGTCTGCTCTTTCTTTTTCTTTCTTTGTTTCAGCATTGATAGAATTAAGCAAATCTGAAATCTGCTCATCCGTCGGCTCTGCCACTCCAAAAGAAATAAGTTTCTGTTTTGCCTGTTCTCTAGTCATAATTACCTCCATCAATTCACGTTTTTTAACACGGTTTGCTCCGCTTGAATTGTTCTGTTGTTTTACGCACAACTGCAAATTTTTATAAAATAAAAGAGATAGTCTATTCGACTACCTCTTTATTTACTGGATTGTTGTTTGGTTCTACATCTTTGCTTGTCGGATATAGATATTCCATTCTTTCTTTTGATTCAAGAGCAACCGCTTCACTGTCACTAAACAAATCAACGGTTTTAATTGCTCTTTTGTAATCAACCCCTGCTTCAAGTAACATTTTAAGTGCTTCTGATTTTGTAAGCAGATTATCTATCTTATTATGGTTGATATGTATTTCAATGTCGCTTGGCATAAGCGTAAAATTTCGCTTTATACGCAAACGATTTAGTATAATTCTAAGAGACATTCTTTCCGATTTTTTTAGTATCGGTTCGTTGATTGCCGTTCTTAGTCCTGCATCATAATGTCCGTTTCGTAGGTTTACTGCATTTCCAGTATCACCTCCGGCATTGTTATTGGAACGATTAGCCAAGCCTTGAATACTCAAAAACCTTTCAAACAAATCATCAAAAACAACTTGACTTTCTGTTTGATTCAGTTCATTTGTCATAACATCAACGTCGGCCTTATTTTCGCCATTGTTTGATTTAACAACTAAAGCACCCTCTAATCTCATCTGTGAAAATGTTTCATTGTCAATCTCGCAATTCACAAATTTAATCCATGCGGAAACAAACTGCTCAATGCCGTTTACCCGGTCAGAAGATAATGTATTGATTGAATCCGTAATAGGAATTGTAATTTCAATATCCGATAATCTTCTTGCATTGTTTGGATATTCCACAACCGGAATAGCGTTATTTCCGTTTAAACCACTACTTTTAATTTTTCCATAGACAATTTCAAAATACTCTCTTTCCGTATAGCAAAAGTATATTGAATTATTGTTTTCATCTTCTCTAATTTGACAAGAAAATGCGGGTTTTCTATTTGAGTAATAAACAACAAACGTATAGCGTGGGTCTTCCGAAAACAAAGCAAAGTCGCTTTCGTCAAGCAAATCTCCGTTTCCGTTGTCATTTCCAACAAATCTATAAGCAGTACCGCAAATACTTCTCCAACGGCAAATGTCAATATCTACTTCTTGTTTGCTTTCAGAATCCATCGTAACATTTAGTTCCGTAATCTCTTCTGATTTCTTATCGTCTGTTCCACGTAACACATATTGAATAGGCTCTGCACATATTTCAGCAGTTTTACGCTCAACAAGTTCATAAGCAAGATTTAAAACAAGTTTGTTGTTTACCTCCGGTCTATTTACCTTTTTACGGTATAAAATAGGCTGGTCTCCTCTGTAATATCTATCAAGGTAATTGATTTCTTTTGCATTTTGCGCGTGAATCGAAAGTGCCTTGCTTAATTCTTCGACAATATTTAATTTTGTAATTTTGGATTTATTTGTAAAAATTACTTTTCTTCCAAAATTGCATTGATTTACTGCTGTAAACGGTCTTATGTTTTTTCCATAATACTTAAACATTAAAGCACCTCACTAACAAAACGTCATTCCACTCGATGTTGTCCTTTGTACTATTTTTTTTAACTCTGTAGTTCCGGTATCTACATGGTAAACAACTCTTTTTCTGCATTTTTTACAATTCACAGAAATATTCATACTGGAACGTCCATCCCATGTGGCTACTTTTCTTCCACATCTTGGACAATATATCGTTTTTGGTTCCGTCATAAAAACCTCGTTTCTTGCAATAAAAAAACACCGCCTTTTTTTGGCAGTGTTTTATTTTGATTTCTTCATTTTATATTATATAATAATTGCGATATGACATACTATGACATATTATCAATCCTTGTATGTTTTTCCATATAGCTTTTCAAATTCCTGTAATGCTCTTCCGTGTATTCTAATTGTTTGTCTCCATGAATACGTCATTTCATCTGCAATTTTCTCAAATGTCTTTTTTTCAACATACCGAGCAAACAAAATATGATAATAAGTTTCGTTATCAATTCCATCAATTTGCGAAACAATAAAATTCTTTTTATCTACGTAAGTGTCGATTAAATCATCCAATTCCTCTTCCATCTTTTCAATTTTGCAATAGGTCGAACCCATTTTGTCAAAGTTAGGACTTGTTTTTACTCTTTCTTCATTTTTTACAGCAGAAACACTTCTTGCCAGTTCTCTAAATTGCTGTATTTCAGATAACTTATTGTTTATCATTCGGTCAAGTCTACTAATTTGCTGTAAATATGTTTTAGTATCCATAATTTCTATAACCTCCTCTAAATGGGTTTTTTGGCACTTCTATTTTTGCCATACTCCAATTTCCCTCAATGAAGTATGCTAAAGACGCAAGGCAATCCGCCGCATCCTCATGTTTGTTTTTTCCAGTAACCGTAAAACTGTATAAATTTGTCATAAATTTTCTGTATTCCTGACTTCGGCATCCAACATCACGGAAATAAAACTCTCTAATACTTCCAGCCTTATCCCATATCCTTTGCGTTTTTCTCATGTTTGTAGGTGCATATTCAGAACGTAGATTTATTTTCCGTCCTTTTTTCTTTAGTAATTCTTCGATTTCATCCTTATATCCTTCTCCACCTTGGTTTGCTTCAAAAAACGCACTTCCAACGTCATTATCAATAATCATGTTTGCAACTTTAGGTTTTGTTATTTTCTTTTCACTGTTGTCGAAAACAACATCGTCAATGTAAATTGAACCATCCTCGTACATATAAGCTACCGCAAATGCGAGGAAATCTTCCCCGCCTAAAGCAACGTCACAAGCAGCACATATTCTGTAAGGTTCTTCTTCCGGCAATACACCATTGTAAAATCTCATGTGTTCTGGATTAAAAACTGCACCGTCTCTTTCAATTGGTTCCTGCTGATACTGTGCGTACCAAGATGCCATATCGTCGTTTTCTTCAAACTTTGCTCTTAACGTCCGATAGTATTGCGTTGTATATCCAACACCATAATCATAATCAAAGTTGCTTTCATCGTTTTCATCCAAAGCCGGTATCTTCAAAATTTCATATCTGATATTTTTTGCTTCTGGGTTATTCTGTAAGAAATCCAATCTATCACTATAAAGGTCGTGCAAACTCCAAATTGTACCATTATGGATTAGTTTGCACTGTTCCTTTTTACGTGACATTACATTATTGTCAAAGATAATCTGCTTTCGTTTGAGTGTGTCTGGGTTAAGCACATCTTGAATGCCTTCAAGAATATCATCCAATACCATCCAGCCGTAAGCGTCATATTCTCCATTAAGTCCACTTTCCAATCCTTTTCCAGAAAGTGTTTTGTACTTCTTTTTTCTCACAAGGTCTACTTTATGATTTTTTGAATCCGTATCAGCAACTTTTACTTTTGGAAATACATCGGAAAAACAATATGTTGGGTCTGTCCAGATTTCCATGACACCAGTTAAAAACGCTCCGCCTAATCCCTCTTTGTATGTCACATACAAATTGCTTTTTTCTGCGTCTTTTGCACAATGCCATGACATAGCAAGCGTTATTATCTGACTCTTACCAACCCTTGGCGCCATGTGAATAAACAATTCGTCAAGTTTTCCATCTTCAAGTTCCTGCAACTTATCGACAACTTGTTTGAGTGTTTTTCTTCTAGGCTCGTAAAATCTTTCTTTCTTAGGTCTGTTTTTTTCTATGTAAAGAATGTAACTATCAAGAATGTAAGGTGCTTCATAAAGCAGTAAATTGTAATATTTCTCTAAAATATCATACGACTGCTTGTTTTTTTGAGATTGTGTTTCAAGCCAATTAAAGTCAGCACCATTTGTAATTGATTTTATATACTCAAAAATCAATTCTTTTGCTCTTGTAGAAACTTTCAATCCATATTCACGGTCTTTTCTTCCGCAAAGTATAATTTTACTTGCTTCGCAATATGCATCTATTACACTACGGTCTATTCCATTCCGTAATATGTATTTTTCGTATTCTTTTATATTTTTCTCGTCTTCAATTGTATGCATTAAAAAAGCACCTCCACACAAGCAGAGATGCTATAATAGGCATCCTGCCTATAATTTTTCTAGGTTAGCGACTAACTCCGTTTGTTAGCCGGCAATTTAATTATTTACTGTTCCACTCAAATCCAAAATCCGACCTTTTAATTTTGCATTGAGGAATACCGTCTTTCCAAAATACCAAACCCTCTATATAATGTTCGGATAGATATTTTTTAATTCCATCAAAGGTTCGTTCTACTTCAACAATGATTCTTCCATGCGGAACAAGGTCATCATAATCTTTATTGTACGGGTTTCCATTAAAATGCTTTCCAACCGCTTCATACGTTCCATCAGTTAAAGGACTTAAACAACACTGCATTGCAGTATCATATGCTTTTATAAACCACTTATCCTCCGGTTTCTTATCATCAACTTTTACCCAACATGGAAAATGCCCTGTAATTGGGTCTGCCTTTTCCTGACATTTAATAGCTCCTTTTGGAACTGGTTTACCGTTCTTTGCGTCATATCTCTTGTAAAATTCTCCGTTGATAATCGCGCAACATGAACCATCAAATTTTACCGTTGCGACTCCATCTCCATTAAAAACCCATTCCATACCTTTTTTTACAATTGGAAGTGTTTCTACAACGCAATTGCTTATATATTTTCTTTCAAACAACGTAGGTATCTTTTTCATTTTTACTTCACTATCCTTTCCAATAAAGCAAATCTACAACGTATAAAGGGCGGTAATCATAATCATATTTGCAACCGCTTTCTACCGTTTCCATTGCGCCTTTGTATGTTTTGTCAATTGCATATGGCTTTTTTGTATCCATCGTAACAATAACATATCTGTATTCTCCGTTTTTATCAAAATCTTTTTTTAAGTCTTTTAATGTTACTTGTTTTGATTTTGGTTTTCTTCTTCGTCTAAACATAAAACGCATAATTATCCATCACCTCTTCAATACCCTTTTTGTGATTTCTTCACTAGGCAAAACAAAATGTTCTATATCACAATCACGCAATTCTCTTAATGCTTTTACACCCAAACTCAAAATTGCATTACTTTCCGAAATTATATTTGCAGGTATTCTATTATTTTCGTTAAAACAAGGAACCAATTTCCGTGAATCAATCTTACCAACCAATCTTACATCACTCATTTTCCATAAACACCTCAAAATCTTCCATACACTTATTACATAAATCGTAGGTAATATTTAATATGCCATTTTGTGTGATTGATTTCATACACAACAGCCCTACTTTTATCTCTTTCCCACACCTGTCGCAAGTGTGCCATTCTTTTTGATGTTTCATTCTTCCACCAACTTTCTTCCACACATAGGGCAAAATGTAATATCAAAATATCCCATTGCAGCACCATATCTCCAAATTACCATAGCTGGAGATTTATCACCAATGTTTTTCATTACGCATGCATCTGTCAAATTTGTCTCATGAGCACACTTTTGAATAAGAATGTTATCTCCTAATATTTTATTGTCCTCATAAGTTTTGCAAAATCTACACATTTCCATATCTCCTTATCAAAACACCAACTTCCTACCACACATAGGGCAATTATTGATTTCATAATCAAAATCCATAAAACTATCTCCGGTTGCAAAATGTATATAAACACCGTGTTCATCTTTGTATATGTAATCTTTGTATTTTGTGCTTGTGTAATCTTTGGTATAAATGTTTTTGCAAAATTCACACATGCCTAATCATCCTTTCCAGTTATCAACTTGCTATGTGGTAATTTTTCAATAAAATCACAAAATATATGCCAATCTGGTAGTCTGTGATTTCTTCTCTGCTTGTAAATCGTCTTTAACTGGCGATAATTTGTTGTCATCCTCGCAGTCAACTCAAATCCAGACGGAATATTGTATAACAGTTGCAAATAATCTTCGCTGTCTTTTGTTTTCAAGTAAATCTCTTTCAATCTCTCGACTTCTGCGATAACTGCATCAGACACATAACCGTTGCACATACACTTAATATCCATTTTGCTAATACAGTGCATTGTTGACTGACTCGATACAAAGTCAATAAAGTGGTATCTTTGCAATTCCACCCACGCCTTATTGCTGAATGTCAAATCAAACTGAACAATCACTCCGTTAAGGAAATTGTCATGCCCTGTGCCTATGTCACATCTTCCAAGATTATCAATTCTATCGGTAAATTCGTCATTCACAGCATTTATATCTACTGCAAACGGATATTTGCTTGCCTTAAAACTATCTTCAATTCCAAAAACCTTGATATTTTCTATTCTTGCCATTTTACACCTCCAGTTATATTCGGTTTCTTGTGTTGGAAAGTATTATCTGGTCACTTATTACTATTCTGTCCATACTCTACTGTCAGACAACCAACACAAGCATTTTAATTATTTCAGCAAGGAATACCGAAACGCTTGCTTATCCGGTAGCGAACCGGAACATTGATGTGGTGAGGAATCGAACCTCACATGATGCCTTTGTCCATATCCTTTCGGCTCACTTTGGCATTGTACTTGTGGTTTCCTGCGTCTACCCTTTGCGCCACACATCAGCAAAGGCACCCATTCAAATGACTAATGATTATATCGCAAAACAGGAAAATTCTAGGTACATTTGCATTGCATCATCCCCTCTATCGGGGAAATCGGCAACCGTGGATTTGAACTACGATTCTTTGTGTATAGTGGGATTCTACACAACGCATTATCCATTATGCTATTGCCGTAAGTACGGATTGGCATACATGCATCTGTGTTTTAATCCGCACTGTTGCGATTCTTTTGCGTCCGGCTACTTTGGACACTGGGAACTATCGCAACGAAACCATAAACCCCACCGGACCTTGTGACGGTCCTTTAATCAGCTTTCCGCTAGTGGGTAAAGAAAGGGTTCATGCCAAAGCAAAACATGAACAAACCATATACACCGAATTGCCGGTGTTGTATTCCGATTCGCTCTCGGCTAGAACGGATATACATTGCCCCTCTTTGTGATTCACACTCCTTATCACATTTAAGAGTTCAAGGGATATGGTAAAACTCTTAATGAGTTATAAAATATATCGCCACAATGGACGTACAAAAATTGATTATTGACATTATTCTATCACAAGGTCTTTCGCCTAACACTATGTTCAAAAACGAAACTACCACCATGAATCCAAAATAAACCACAGCAATGTATCGAATCAAAAAACTAATCATCACGGTTCCTCCACTCTTCGCATCCGTGGTCGTGTTCGACATAATCAGATGCATAGTCACTGTTCATATTCTCGCACACATAACCATTCTCACGGCTATATGCAGCATATTTACAATTTCCACAACACAGTTTTTCGTTATCGTCCATCCTTGAAGTCCTCCATTTCTTTTACACTCATTCCAACAATTCCTGCCGAACCATCCGAATCCGTATTTTTGAAATGCTCTCCGTTCTGCGGAAACATGAAACGGAACATTGCGTAATTTGCTACGTCGCAAAGATATTCTGTGTTTCCAGTTTCTTCAAACTTCGCAAGACATTTTTTAAGACTTCCAATCGCATCCACATTTCCGGTTGCGAAATTTCTACTTGCCTTGCTATATTTGTAATAGCTCTGACATATCAACGCTTTTCGCTTATCGTCAAACGTCTTTGAGTATTCCGTTTTCAGCAATTCATTATCCATTCTCAAAAACCCCTTTTTTATTTTTTCGGGAGTATGGGGGACTTAGTAGGCGGTTTTTTAATTCCCCAATAGAGGGGCAGGGGGTAGGCTGCTAGTTCTCTGTTTTACTCGGTTCGTATAACTACAATTATACGAACTTTTACGCTTTTCCGTTGTTTATCCGTCTTTTTGTTCGATTTCTATGACCTCTTTTGCCGGATTTGTCAACTTTGGAAGCTCGCTATCGGTCAATGCTCGGCTGTTTTGCTCGTCAACCTGCACCGGTGCGGTCTCTGCCATGCCATAAGCCGCCTTTGCGATAAAGATTAGATTGGAATTTGTGCCGCTTTGGTTGTGTAGTCTGTTTACCGTGAATGATTTGCAAATTTCAAACCATTTTTTAACTGTGCTACCATGTGCGGTGCTAACCCTATACCTACCCATAGCCCAATCAGTAAAGGTATTTCTATCAATACCGACTAAAAAACTAAATGTTTCCAGTGTTGGTAGTACTTTATATTTAGCACATATACGGACGTAAATATTAAATAAATTATCTAATAGCTCTATATCATCATTGCTAGGTTTTTGAATATTATCAGCAATATAGAAAATCATAGATACAAAGTTATCTGCTACACTTTCAGTACCTCCATCTAGTTCGGTATCTATGTACTCATCAACTAACCTGTATATGTCGTTCTGGTATACCTCAATACCTATCTCGCTTTTGATACTATTATCTTTCACAACATCACCTCCAAACATTCAAAAATAAAAAACGCCAACACAAGAAAAATAAAAAGTTATCCTCTTGCGTCAGCGTCTGCTGCCGTCTGTGTGCTACTGTTTCCAGTGCAGTATTTATTATCTGCCCTTACTATACACGATATACAATTCTATGTCAATAATAAATTTATAATATTTATTTGTCGAGTTCGAGCCGTTTTTTATAAATCTGGGTACGGCGTCGGGGAATCTGCCCGACTATATATATATACTTATCTTTTCTAACCTTATCTAATCTAATCTTATCTATGTTACATTTTGAAAACAGAACGATAACAGATTGATAACAAACTGGTAACAGAATTGCATACAAAATGATTACAAGTTGATAACAAAACGATAACAAAAATACACAAAAAAAAGACGGCTAAAAAGCCGCCCTTTCTCTTTCTGGAATATGTTTATAAATCCACCCACTGACCATAGAAACCGCCGCCAATCTCTGCGACTGGGTCATCATCATCCCCCGGCTCAACGCCGTACCATGGGAGCGTTGCGACAATTTCCTCTCCCTCTCTGTCGAAGATGTCAATTGACTGTTGTGTATAACAGATACCAAGTTCAGCCAATTTTTTAGCTTCGTCAAGTGAATAGGCATCCTCATTGCCTGCACCAGTATTATAATTAACCATGTACTTCATTGGTGCAAGGTCAAAGTCGGAACCCTCAATAAATTCGCCGTTTTCGTCTGCCTCGAAATATTCAAGAGCGTACTCTTCAATATCCGTTAGATATTCGTTATACCTAACGGATTTACAGCAGAACTTGGAAAGTTCTTCTTTTGCTTCCTCCGCTTCTTCAATTTTCCATCTTTTCAATTCTTCCGGGCTGGTATCGTTGCCCCAAATTGTGTCACCTTTCTGAAATTTCTTAAGTTCCTCATTTGTTGCTCTGCACTCCCCATGCAATAATCTAATTGTATTCATATTTTTCCACCTTTTCACGGTCTCCCGTGCCTTTCTTTATTTGATAAGTCAATTATAACCTGCTTTTAGAATAATGTCAATGATTTTTTTCTAAAAATATTTTATTTTTTCTTCATCCGTCGGAATTACTTCCAGAATGTCGCCCGGTTGACAGCGGCACATAACACATATTTTATTTATGGTATCTAAATTTACCATTTTACCAGTTCGCAAATTTGCGTTTGTTTGTCCTGAAAGCAGTTTTTCCTTTTGTATCCGTGTTTGATTGTATCCGTGTTTTTTCAGTAATTCCAGAACATCTGTTTTATATCTTATCAAATTCATCACCTCCTAGTGTTTTAATTGTATCATATATATAGGAAGAAAGCAAGAAAAAATATTCGCAAAAAAGATTACAAAAACCCTTGACATTATTCTAGTTTTAGGTTATATTATACACAGAAACAAAAAAGGCGGTCGCCCCTACCAAGAACGAACCGCCACCAATCAAAAAAGAAAGGTAAGGGAATTATATCATAGATTCCCGAAAAGGTAAAGAATTATGAAAAAATTAACAATTGCAGAGATGAGAAAAAAAGAGCTTGCTAGATTTAGCGAAGTATATAGCATCGATTTAGCAGACGCAAAAAAACTTGTAAATAGTTTTTATCGCTTTTGCGGGTTGGAAAGCAATTTATTCTATCTTGAAAATAACGAGAGTACAGCAAATAGCGACTATGTAAAAGATTTACAAAAAAAAGAAGAAAATTGGACGGAAAGGCTGCAAAAAAATCTTGCCGCTCATGGTTTGATAATGGTCTGGTTTGGCTATTTGCCTACCATTTGCGAATCCGGAACAACTAAGACGGCACTTGAAAGATATTTTTACGAATAGGATTTCGCCGGGGTTTAATTCCCCGGCTTGCTTTTCCCTTTTGAGGGATAAAACAAAAAATAGGAAGGTGGTTATATTATGATAAAAATTGATATGTGGTACAGTGACAAAAAAGAACAAGCTACGAGTTTAGACATTTATTTTAACGATTTAGGCGCTTTTTACACCGGAAATATTAGAATTTTCGGGAAATTAGTTGGCGATTACTACGCCGACACAGTGCAAGAAATACAAGAAGCTTTTCCACATCTTGCGAAAAAAATTGATGAGTGCTTGAATTAGACAAAAAAGAAGCTGCGCCGGTTTTTTCCGGCGGTTTCTTTTCTTGCATTTTGGCAAAATAAAAAAGATTGGAGGCGGTGACATGGTTAAATCATTGCAAAAATGGCTAGAGAAATCCGGTTATAATCCGGAAAAAATTAAACTTTTCGGAGGTGGCGAAGCGTTGGAGGTATCAACGCCATACCAAGGACAATCACCAACGGCGGAACAATTCGCAACACTGGCAGAAATCCGGCGGCACGTGTCAAGGCACTATGCCGGGATAAAGGTTGAGCCGCGCGGGTTTTATTCGTCAATTTATATCTATTATAACAATTAGCCGGATGCGTTCCGGCTTTTTGTCGTGCGCTCTGCCTGCTTTTGGTGGGCGCGCGCCCTGCTGCCGTTTTGCTTTTCGCAAATTGTCGGCGGCGTGTTTGCGATACAAAAAAACAAAAGGCTGTTTTTATCCTGCCGGATTTGTTCCGGTTTGGTTTGGATGCAAAAATACATAGTACCTTGACAACGATTTATATTAGCCGTATACTGATTTTATATATCTATGGTAAGGTTTATAGGCTCACGAGACAAAAAGCAAAATAAACACTATAGAACGTCTCACAAGGGCAAGCCTTTATTTAGTGCATCTAAAATCAGTGAAGTGAAAAACAGTGCAAAAACTGTTAATATAAATCAATTTGAAAAAATTCACCCTGCAACTATAAAAATCAGCAACCCCGGGGGGTATTAAAAAATTTGCATTATCGGGCGAAAATTCCGAAATCGCAAAAAATCTCTCTCCAACCTTGAAAATTTGAAAGGTAGGGGGGTATCAAAATATTTTGCTTACCGGGTGTAAAAAGAAAGGAGTGTTCAGCATGAACAAAAAAACAAAAGCATTAGACAAGGAAACCTACAAAGAAATCATAACCGCAATCCGCAAAGGCTTCAATTACGGAGAACACGTATTTAAGCCAAACAAACGGCTTGCAACATTGTTGGTAGTGCAAGCCAACATCGGAGTTAGAATCTCTGATATACTGCACCTTACGCTTTCAGACGTGGTATACGAGAGCGGTCGCTATCATCTGGATATTGTAGAGCAGAAAACCGGCAAGGGAAGAAACTTCACGGTTCCAACTGAATTATTCCAATTCTTAAAGCAGTACACCGAGGATAACGGCATTGCACCAACCGCAAGAATCTTTCCAATCAGCGAAAGAGCCGTACAGAAACAATTGAAAATCGTAGCAGATTTTTTTGGAATTGACGGAATATCAACTCACAGTTTCCGGAAATTCTATGCTACGGAAATGTATCTAAATAACGATTATGATATTGAACTGGTGCGTCACCTGCTACAGCACTCATCCAGTTCCACTACGCAAAGATATATCGGTATCAGCGAGAAACGTGTTGAAAACGCATTGAAAAATCATTTGTGTATCATCTAATTGTATGGTATATTGTAAAGGTCTAAAGCCAATATAATACGGCAACCATTTATTTCTCCTTCTCGGTTGCCAATTAGACAAAAAAGTAGGAGCCTTTTCCATAATTTAGGCTCCTATTTCTTATTTATTTCTTATTTTTCTTCCTTGCAACGTGTTCTAGTATGGTTTTCTCTGCTTCTTCCCTTAACTCCGCAAAGTACGATACAACTTCCATAACAAACCTTGATTCGTAACCTTTTTCGTACTTATATAGTATCTTGTAATCATCTACATTGTATGATTTCCCAATATCCAAAAGAATCTTGTGATACAATCCTTTTCTCGTAAGTTTGTATTGCTTGCAAAGATACTCAAAGTTTGGTTCCATTTCTGCAATCCACCTATCTTCTACGAGTAGCGGATAGGTTTTGCGTTCCGGAATCTCTTGCTTTACCTTGAAGTACGCTTTAACAAGTTGTCGCTGCACATCCCATGATAAATCGTCTCTTAAAGACTTTACCAACATGAGATAGCCGGTTTCTGTAACAAGGATTCCAGACGGTGCTTTTTCATTGAATCCATATGTCGGTACGAAATTCGTTCCGACATCTTCTCTTGTTACAACAAAGTAATCTTCATTTTCGATAAAATGCTTTTTATTCCTTGTAAAGTTTCTCTTTGCTGTTCCCTTTGGTCTTTGATGTACTTCATCAATATCCTTAAAAGTCACAACTCTCTGACCGTCATACTCTCTAATTTGCATTTCGGTGTTCTCAATGGTAATTACTTCGTTCATTAGCAAGCACCACCTTTCTCTGGGAAGAAATCAATCTTTCCGTTTGTCAGAAATTTAGCACAGTATGAAAATCCTGCAATGAACGATGCTTCTTGTACATCTGCTATGCCATCGCGAATTGATTCATCTATATTCTGAAACAGGCTCGGGTTTAATATGTCTCTCAAACGAGCAATGGCGTCTTCCGCTGTTTCCCAGTTCTTGTTGATAATACAAACTTCCTCGGAATTGTTCATGTCTTTTGTGTCCATAAAGTTTCGATAAGCAATTTTTAATAATTCTTCCATGTTTTTTCCTCACTTTCAAATAATGCTTGATTTTCCACAAGAAAATGATAGAATAGATTTATCAATTCCTTATGGAGTTGTTGCTAAAGTGTTGTGTTCGTTGGTAGCGGTGCAACACTTTATTTGTTTTCTGTTAATCTCCTATAAACCAAGTCGATTCCCTCTCTAAGAATATCTGTTTTGGTTTTTCCTGTTTTTTCCACACAGAACTCTAATTTTTTCATGTCGCTAACAGTAAGCCTAACTCCTGTTCTGTTAGTTCCTCTAGGGTCTCTTGTTGGTCTTCCAACTTTTTGCGCCAAAGTATCTCTCCTTTCGTTATTATGTTGAACATAATTATATTATACATTTTGTTCAACATAAGTCAACCCCTAAATGTAAAAAAAATAGAGACAATATAAATTATACTGTCTCTATCCAATAAATCTAGTTATCAAGCATTTCATTTACTCTCTGCATATTATCTCCAGTATCATACACAATCACGCATGACCTACCAAAATAAAAAACTGCTAAGAATATAACGCAAATTAAAATAACAATTAAAAGTCTTTTCCACATATTTCTATTCCTTTACTAATTAGTGATATAACTTAAACATATCGGAAGAAAGTGATTCCGCATATATCTTAATATCGTTTTCAGCATTGGTTATGCTTGTTGAAAAATCATCATAGTTTCCTGTCGGACTTGCAAGCAAAGAATATAAACTGTGTATTGCATTACAATAGTTTTCTGTATCTTCGCAGATGTCTTTATATTCATTATAAATGTAGTCATCTGATTTAATTTTTTCCCATTTTGAATAGGTTTCCTTAAATTTCTCATATTGTTTTGCCGTTTTATTTGAATACACTGTATCACTTATGCAAAGATTCACGGCATCAGAGAAGTCTCTAAATTTCCCATTCTTCTTTAATGTCCATTTATTTGTCTCTTTGCTTTTCTCTTTCCAAATAGCATTACTCCATGTATGGGTTGCTTTTATGCTTATGTTGGATAGATTAGAAACAAATTTATCTGTAGAATCAAATAAATCACCAGTCAACTTCACAAAATCACGTTTATTTTGACGTCTTTGTTTTTGCTCTGCAATTTCCTTTTCCTTCTTTTCTTCTTCCGCTTTCTTTTTCGCTTCCGCTTTCTTCTGTTCCTCAATTCGCTTATTGTTCTCTTGAACAAAATAATAGGTAACACCACCTGCAACACCGGCAAGCAACATAACAATAATCACGATTAAAGCTATCTTTTTATGCTTTTTGGATTTCTTATTCTGTTCAATTGCAAGTTCCTTATCTGCATCCGTAATTGTTCTTCCACAATTCGGACACTGGTTTGTTTGGTCGCTAACTTTCTTTTTGCACTCCGGGCATTTAATCAAAGCCATGAGCAATCCCTCCTCTTTTATTTTTGATTGTATATTATCATATTTGACTATATTTGTCTATAATGCAGTTCTTAATGTTTGGAATACATTGTTTGTTATGCTAATTATTTCATCTGCGTATGTTGCCAAAAAGTCGCAAAACATTTCTTCCTGCTCCAAAGTCATATCAATTCCGTATGAAAACATTGCGCTATGGCATATCTCATGTAGCAAAACTTTGCGTAAAAAACCGCCACGCAAAATATTTGATATATAAATTGTTTGATTATTTCTATCGCACATTCCGCAAGTATAACTTCCGTCACTTCTTTGTAACATATTGCTATACGGTGATACTGTTACTATATTCCAAACAAAACCATTCATAGTATACAATTTAACCACTCCAATCAAAAAGGGGCAATTACGCCCCTTTAAATATTTACTGTAGCTTCTGGGACTTTCTTTTTTCCATATATTTTCTTTTGGATTGAATATTTTTATCTGGATTGTTGTCAACCCATTTTCTTCTTGAAGCTTGTATTTGCTCTTTGTGTTCCAATCTCCATTTTCTATCTCTTTCTAGGCAACGCTTTCTTCTTTCCATAAGCTCTTCATTTGTCATTTCAGACACTTTCTTTTGCATTGGTTTTGTCAATGCGGTTTTTATATCCATTCCCCTTTTTAATCTTCCGTAAACACTTTGAACACATAAATTTCCATATTCTCTACACCATTCTGATAATGTTTTAGTAACTCCATCAATAATATAAAAATTATTATTTCTTCTGTTATTTGATTGAACATACATTGATACCCACCTACAATTACCTGGTTCATAATTACCATTTACATCTATCCTGTCAATAGTGCATTTACCTCTAGGTGCTTTTTCGTCATACCCATTTGTGTAAGACCATTCTGTAAAATTTGTAACCCCTTTTTCACCAAGCCATTCTGGACAAACAGTAATTCCTCTTCCGCCATAATTTTTATAAGAAATATCATTTTTGTTATAACATCTGTTAATCATATCTCTATAAATATTAAATATCCTTGTTTTCGACATTCCATGTATATAATTAGGACTATCTTTTCCTTTTTTAACACCAATACAACCACAAGAATGAACATTTTTATTGTAAAATTGTGATAATTTCATTTTTTTCTCTTTTCCACAGCAACATCTAACAATTATTCTTCCTTTTCTTCCTATCTGCTCAACTCCTATAATCTCAAGATAATCTTTCTTTTCTCCTATATGCTTTTTTAATTCATCTAAATATACACAACCACAAGATTTTATAGAACCATTATTTCGCATCAATACAGACTTAAAAACAGGTATTTCGTTTCCACAGTCGCAACGACATCTCCATCTTATACAACCATTAGGTGTTCTATCGTATATACCAACAACTGTAAGTCTACCAAATCTTTTTCCCGTCAAATCAATAAAATTGCGTTTCATAACTGCCTCCACATTATTTAATATTTAATAACATTATATCATTTATTTTTATTGACTTCAAGCAAAAAATGATATAAAATTAAATAATATTAGATAAAGGAGTTTTTATTATGGCAACTGACACACTAAAAAACAGAGTTAGAATATCTACCACATTAAAACCAGAAACAAATAATTTATTAAAGGAATTTTCTCGAAAAACACAAGTTCCTATTAGTAAAATAGTAGAAAGTGCTATATTAAATTATATTCTAGAAAAAGGGGAGAAATAAACTCCCCTTTTTTTAGTGAATTTTTTGCATAATCACTTGCATACGTTGTTTCAGCAACTCTTTTTCTTCACTTGACATATCATTTACAAGTTCTGCTACATCTTCTCCAAGTTCTCGCATATAGGTTTCTAACGATTTCATATTGGCTTTTTTATCTTCTGGTGTATCTGCTTTGTGCATTTCTTTTGATTCCATGTACGACATACGGCTCATTCCGCTCCTGCCCTCTCTGGAATCTCTCATCTTCATGTTTTTATCCATCCCGGTATCAGTGTAATACATAAGACCGTCTCTGTTTTTATCCATATCTCTATACCATTCCGGGTCATGTTCCCGGTACATTTCCGGTGTCATATGATAATATGGTTCGTCATATCCTCTACGGTACGTTCCACGTCCTTTCGGAGCAAATCTTCCGTCAGCGTATCGGTATTTGTCATAAAATCTTCTTCCGTCTCCGTAACGCTCAAACATTTCAAGCGTTTCTTCCAAGTTTGATTCATCCATTGCCTTTGTTAAGGTTCTGTAGTACATTGCTTCCGACAAATCTTTCATCATGTCTACTACTTTTCCCATTTCGCAAGTATCAACATTTTCGATTCCAGATTCCATTTTGATTTTGGCACATTCGGAAAGTTTTTCAATCATACAATGCATTCTTTTAATATCCATCTCAATCACCTCCACCGGTTGTAACAATAGTTCCATCACCGTTTATTGCATTTAATCTGTTGTCTGGGGCGCAAGCAATTCTTCCAAGCAATTTGAAAACCCCACTATTTGACGTGGTTTCAACTCTTGTACTGTATTTTGTTCTTGTTCTGATACTACAAGCCGTTGCCTGCGTACAATCACATTTTGTCAGTGGATAAAGTACCGTACCAGTTCCAATCTGGATATATACCGGAGCAGATATTGTTGTTTCTGCCGGAATGTTCTGCGCCACAACAATGCAATATTTTGAACCATCGTTATAACTTCCTTCCGGGATTTGGATAACAAGACCAGTACCGGCAGTAAAATTTACTGCCTGACTTATAATCAATTTCTTGCAAAGTCTGCATACGTTTTTACAATTACACATAATCTACCTCCTAAAAATCAATATGGGATAAGCCATAGACCTATCCCATAGAGTAATAATCAGCCTAGTTCGGCGAGTTTTTCTGATATTCTGTTTTGATTCTTCTGCATATTAGCAACAACCGCAACCGTTGTTAAGACCTACTCCATAAGCGGACTGGTAAGGTGAGCAAGTGATGTAAGCTGGTACGGCAGTAGGTCGCAACTGGCTTACAAGATACTGGTTCTGCTCTGACTGTGAAGCCGCCAATTTAAGGTTCTGATTTTCAGTCTGCAAAGTAGACAATTTGTCGTTTACAAGGAAGTCAAGGATGCTTCTTGTGTTTGCGTTCTGATTTTCGATAATATCTCTTGTATTGTTGCACATAGAGTTCTGGAGTGCGTTTGTCTGCGTTGAAATGTTGTAATTCACGCCCTGAATAGCTTCTCTTGTTGCACAGCAGCAGTCGGAAATCTGATGAGATACGTCATTGAATCCCTGCTGGTTCTGAAAACCAAGCGTACAGATTGAGTTATCAAGAGTTCTGAAATTGCTGTTGATTGTGTTGTTCAGCGCATAGTTACTGTCTGCCAGTCCGTATGTCTGCTGGTCGAGTTTGCTAATAAGCGTCTGCTGGTCTACTGCGGCTCTAACATCTGCCTGTGTAGCACAAGGAACGGATGCTCTGTCACCGCCGTTGCCGTAACCGCCGCCAAATCCATTACCCCATCCGCCAAAAATAGCAAACAAGATAATCAAGACCCACCAGCCGTTTCCATCGCCCCAGCCGTCTTTGTTGTTTCCTGTCACTGCCGCAATATCGGCAAGACTAGGTGAATTTCCGTTAAACATTTTGTTTACCTCCATTGTTTTATTTACAAATGGGAAACTAGTTTTAAGCGCACAACCCAAAATGTACTAACGTAAATTGCATCTTTGCATAATTGATTTTCTTATTTCATCTGGTGTAGTTCCTTTTTCTTTGCAGACGTTTTCTGCAAATTCCTGTAACCCTCTTGAATCTCCATTTCTATACATCTCAATAGCATTTTTCGCCATAGGGTTACTCATAACTTCATTGTTTTTTGTAATTTCTTCTAAAAATTTCTGTGGATTTCTCATTGCTTTCATAAAACTAATTGGATTAAGCATCTGTATCACTCTCCTTTTTAGTCGTAGTCGAAGATTTAGTGCTTCTAGTCGAAGATTTAGTCGAAGTTTTAGTCAAAGAAGATTCCAAGTTAGAGATTTTGTTTTCTAACTCATCGAATCTTTTCATAATTACTTCTGTGACCTCTTCTGATATGCCTATTTGACTTTTTGTGTTGTCCTGTGTCGGATTGTTAGGCTCTGTATCTAAAACTGGTTTAAAAGTCAAAATATGAGTTCTTCCATTTGCAAGCCATTGTTTTCCAAATATTTCTGTTCCGTCTGCTTTTGGAAAATAATATATATTCCCATCCATCGGAATGTCTGTTGCTTTTACAACGTCAATGCTATCAACAACTTTTCCAATAAAACTTGTCTGTTGTGATGTTGCCTGCATTTGAGAGTTCTGCATAGGCGGTTGTAAGTTCTGCTGACAATTTTGCAAAAAGTTCATTCTTTCTGCGTATGGATTTTGAACATATCCATTATTCATCGGATAAAAGTTCTGATAATTTTGCATCCGGATTCTCCTTTCTTATTTTTCCAATAACATTTTCAAACACGCTAACGGCTGTAGCCTGCGTTCCAATAGGTATTTTCTGCATTTCATTTTCGCTAAAAATCATTTCAAGAATCTCGTCTTTGAACATATCAATCACTCCTTACAATTAAAACTTACACCAAAAAAAGACGGATGAACCGTCAGAAATCATTCAAAATTTATTCATATGTATTATTGGAAACAATGCTCTTTTCTTATAATCACGTACTTTGTTTAGTGTAAAACAATGTATTAAATTATTTACACCATTTATACACCATTTTCCTAAAAAATATAGTTATTTATAGATATTTATGCGAAAGTTAAAAATCCTCTATGTACCGAAAATAACGCATTTTCGCCTTTTTGAACATTTCAATTTTCAAAGGTGGCGAGATGGTACGAGTTTTTATAACCAACCATTTTTCGGCACTTTTAAGCGTTTTATTTTTTAACTTACACCAAATTTACACCAAATACACCGTTTTACATAGCAACATATTGTTCCATTTCTTTCGCAACATCATCCGGTTTCTTATGGGTATACACATCTAATGTTGTGGAAATATCTGAATGACCCATTACTAATTGCAATGTTTTTACATTCATACCTTTTTCAACCATGCGGCTACAGAATGTATGCCTTAATACATGAGGTGTTATTTGCGGCAACTCTCCAAGACCAAGTTCAATATGCTTTTTTCGTACTTCTCTCATTGAACCCTCTAAATTTCTTCTTGTTTTTGGAAAACCCAAGTGGTTTATGAAAACAAATCCAGTATATCCGTCAATTGCATATTCTACTTTAGGTCTAATTTCTGTTCTTTTATGCATAAATGCTTTTCTTGTTGCGTCATTCATGGCAAGTATACGGTTCCCTGCTTTTGATTTTGGTGGAAGAACAACGTATTTGCCACCAATTCTGTGCAATTGCTTATTTACATTTATTCTTTTGTTTTTGAGGTCTACATCCTTAAATGTAAGTCCATATAATTCACTTACCCTCATTCCAGTATTCAAAAGAATCACTACATCATCATAAATATGTCGAAACCATCCATGATTGGAAATAAATTCAATATAATGGTTTTCCTCTTCTTCACTCATCGAAAATCTTTGCTTTGAATCGTTTTCGATTATGTTCGATAAAGTGAATAGAAATGGATTTTTGACTATATAATCATCCTCAACTGCCATCTGAAAAGCCGGTTTCAAAAGTGTTTTTGCATTTTGAACCGTTCCATACGAATACCCTATATTGCTTAAGGTAATCATATATCGCTTTGCCAACGATGTTTTTATGTCTTTGATTGGAATATCCAATATCTGTATCTTGTCAAGCATATTTATTAGGTATCTATACTTTTGTTCTGTTGTTATGCGAACCTTTTTTAACGATAAATACCTATCTATCAGTTCCCGGACTGTTATTTTGTTACTTTCCCAAGAAACACCAGATATTATTTCTGTTTTTGTTACTTGTAACTCTTTTTGTCGTAGTTCGTTTAATGTTCTGGCATATATTGTTTGACGCTTCTTTGATAAATCAGTCCATCGGTACATATAAGTGCCGTCAGTTCTTTGGCTTTCTCCTTTCTCTAATACTCTTCCTTTGTTATCTTTTCTGCTTGGCATACACATTCTCCTTTCTTAAAGAAAAGAGCATTGTTAAAGGATAATTATATCACTAACAACGCTCTATAGCAAATAATAGGTACTTATAGAAAGTTATAAAACCATTGTCCTGTCGAGATACTCTTCCATCTTTTTCCTTTTTATAAGGTTTTTTCTTCCTATAACAAGAACAAGTTCATTTCTGTTTTCGTTCACAATTTCCCTCATTCTATCCTTTCCAATATTAAAATAAGCCGATGCTTCTTCAATAGTAAGGTTATACTTTTCACATACTGGAATTTCTTTTTTCACTTCTATCATCTCCTTTGCCTTATTTATTTTCCAATCAATCCTTGATACTCTTCTTATGACGGTTGATTCCGACATATTGCATTTCATCTCTATTTGTCTTAATGTATAGCCTTTTGATATGCATTTGAATATTTGTTCTTCATCTTCTGTGAAATTGCAAATTTTTTCAATTTTATCAAGTTCCGGCTTAGTCAATGAGGATAAATACTTTCCTAATCTCATAAGCCTTTTCCTTTCCTATAATTTTTTGTTTGGTTTATTGGCTTCATCAACCAACGCAATTAAAAACTCCTGCGTTTTTCTCGGAAGTTCACTATGTTTGATTTCCGCAATTACTTCTCGGTACTGTTCTTCTGATAATCTTTCCATGGTCTGTTACTCCTTTTATAATATAATATTCCGCTCTCTTGTAATTCTTTCCTTGCTTCATTCGCTTTCTGTGAGCGTGCTTTTTCAACATTCATCTGATAGTGTTTTTCGCATACCTTGTATCCATCTTTTACTTTTTCACCGCAAAAGCAACACAAGCCGTTTTCAATCCATGTTTTCTTTTTCGTGCTAGCCTTTGCTCTCTGACTATTTCTGCTTTTCTCCCTGCATATTCCACAAGTCAAGTACCCGTAATCGGCTTTTCGCTTACGGCACCGTGGACAAATACCTTTTTCTACGTCCTGCTTATATGTAAGTTTCGCCCATTCCTTGTGTTCTTGGTTATATCTCTTTCGTGCTTCTTCACTTTTATTTCTTCGATTATGGCATTGTATTGATTCATTTGCACGGCATTCCGGGCATGATGATTCACTACTGCCGATTGGAACCTTTCTGCAAATAGGACATATGCCAACTTCTTTATAACATTGTTTATTTCTTCTTTCGTTCTCCGACTTTTTACTGCGACAACTTATACATCGTAAGCCGTCTCTATCTAGTGGCTTTCCACAATCAATGCAAAGTCCGTTCTGCTTTCTTCTATCGTACAATCGTTTTTGATAGATATTGCTCAAACAAACACCTCACTCATCCTCATCTGATTTAAGGATTCGGACACCGCATTTCTCTCTGACTTTATCTATGTACCAATCAACATTAAACTTTGTTGGGTCTTCATCCATCTTTACTGATTCATCGGATATACGTTCAATAAGCCGATTGATTCTTTTGTTTCCAAATCCAAATTCTTCGCAAAGTGCAAGAAACATAATTCCGGTAGCAAGTTCAAATCCCTCATTCTTACCAGTTATATATGCCCTTGCCATAAGTTTTGTTTGTGTTGGCTTACCGCCGGTCAATTTCTCCTGCACACGTTTTTCTCTCCGCATTGCTGCTCTTTTGTTTACTGCCATGTTATCCGTCCTTTCTAGTATTTTTACTTAGTCACTTATTTTAAATTATTATTCATGCCACTTGCCTTTACAATCTTGATTGATTTATCATAAGCTATAAGCTGACCTAATTCCTTCGGCTTGTCTTTGGTAATATCATCAAGCACTCTATTAACCGGAACCATGCTTTTCGCTTCTTCCAACTGCTCCACAACCTTATCTACATCATAAGCGGTTGGTTGCTCATATATCATATTTTCAAACCTTATAATTTGTTTGTTTTTCTTTGTTAAATTTTGAATATAAATTGGTACGACATTTTCTTCTTTCAAATCAGCAAGTAGTCTGTCTGCGTCAATCAGTCTCATTCTTTTCACCTCTCAATTTTCTCTATGATTCCATTTCTCAATGGCACGTTCTATGTCAGAATCTTCTACATTTCCACCAGTAGCACCACAAGAGCAACAAATCACATAATCTTTTGAAGGACGATACCCCCATTCTCCATCATAATGAATAGGTTTTATGTTCTCACTTCCACAAAATGGACAAGGCAATAGTTCTATTTCTTTTGTAACTGTTTTTGTTTGACTTAATTCATATTTCATCTTTTTCACCTCCTACAATTTTTACTTTACACTCGAAGCGCCGCTAATGTTCCGCATTTAGGGCAATACATTACTTTTCCGACAATAATTCCTTCATATGTATACAGTTTGTTTTCCAACTTTGTGTGTTGTCCGTCGCTATCTGCCCGATACAGGCAGGGTTTCATTATCTCTCTGCAATTCGGACACAGTTTTGTACTCTCTTTCATAATCATTCCTCGCTCTCTAACAATTCCTTATTGTCAAATTTGTTGCCGATAATTTCCCATTTACTGGAATCAAAATCTTCCAGTAAATCAACCTCTCCATCCGCTGAACCACGAACATCCGAATTTTTGTATTTGTGTGTGCATATTCCAAATCCTGCAAAATCATCACACCAACAAACCTCTGCAAAGTAATCATGTTCTGAATCCAATCCAGAAAGATACGGATAACTAAAACCATCCATAAGGTCATTTTCAAAAATAAGGTTATTGTGCTTATCTCTTTTTCCTGTGCATTGACAGATGGTGGATGGTTCTACTTTGTGTGTAATTACACATCTGCGCCACATAGGGTCACTATCAGGTGGATTATTGCATCTGTTCCAAATCTCACATTCTCCATTTGGAAGTATTATTAAACTTCCAATTTCCCATTCTCCGTTGTCAAGTCTCTTTGCCTTAAATAAATATCTATCTTCCATTCTCTCTATCTCCTTTGCAAATTCCTCTATGCTCATGAACTGCAAAAGATAAACTTCCGGTTTGTTTCATGTAGCTTAGTTTTTCTCCTGTCAGCTCACATTTGTGTTTGCGTTTGTTTAAATATTTGCACGTTCCGTTACAATACATATCTTTTTTCCTCCTATTCTGCTTCTGATTGAAGCCATTCAAGTATTGTTGGTGCTTTCGCTTGACAATCTTTACAAGAAATTTTACCTTGCCCGCAGTCTTTATCTGCATATCCTATAAAATCTACAAAGCAAGTGGTTTTTATTTTCTGTATAAACTCTGCCAACTCTTCATCCGACATATTCCTGATTCTGTCTGCGTTAGTCATTGTTATCACCTCCTATTTTTTCAAAATAAAATTTAATCGGTTTCATTTTTTCTTCCAATAACCCATACTTCAAAGCCAGCTTATAGCCAAAGTTCTTTCTAAGGTTGTTCATCATGGAAACTTGCAACCGTTGTCTGAAATCTTCCAAACTAAATGTTGACTTATAAAAGTTGCATTGTCTGCAAGACGGCATAAGGTTTTCGATTTCATCGAGGAAGTCCGCTTCTCCAATTGCGTATGCTGTCTCATATCTATGTAGTGATTCTACATGGTCTACTTGCATATCCTTATAATCCAACTCACAACCGCAATAAGCGCATCTATGATTGAATTTTTCGTATACTGCAAGCCTTTTCTTTTTTGGTATTGCCTTATGCTTACTCATAATTACTCCT